TTTGGTTAAGTGTATCGAGAATACTAGCTACCCTTAATCCGCTAACGCCTTGAGAAGCTGAATAAGCCGGAGCCAATAATATAGTAGTTGTTCCATCAAAGAAATAAAGCTGTCGATCAACGTCGTTAAACCAAAGGTCTCCAACACCAAGATTTGAAGGCTGTGTGTTGGAAATAGTTGCCGAGCTAACTGGTTGGAATCCTGTTCCGCTATAAACTTTTAATTTTAATTCAGCTACATCGAACCAAATCTGACCTCTTACAGGATGTGTTGGTCTAGTTGTGCTGGCAAAATTTTCTAGAAGTTTGATAAAATTTTCATTTAGTGCTTCGCCGAACCCGCTGTAATTTTTACCTATAAGAGTTAGATCTGTGCTGAGTTGATCAACTTGCCCGTCAGCTACAGTTGCTACAATCGTTCCGTCTGTTTTATTAATTTGATAGGCCATATTTTAACTCAATTATGTCGTTGTTGTAGTAGTAAATGCTGGAGGACCAGATCTGATAATGTAATTCAATGTTAAGAAAGGATTCATTATACCAACTGCTGTTCCTAAAGCAAAACTTGGATCTGGTTTTTTGATACCGCCCGAGTCTTGTAAGTATTGCATCTGACCAGGAGCTGTTGGACCAAGTCCAGTTGATGCAGGGGGATTAATCGCAGTATCATACTTGACTACAGAATATTGTATTCCGTTATAATTTAAACTATGGCTGTGTTCTGGTAGGTTACCTAATGTTAGTGTAACAGAACTTTGTCCAGCGTCTCCACCAAGGATCTGTGCTTTTGTGTCAGGAACCCTACTAGCTGTTCCGCCGCCGCCGTCAACATAGCCTCCAAGACTGTTAGGAACAGTAACACCATTATCCATATTGTCACGACCTAGAGCGAATCTACCTCTTAGGTCGGGAAGTCTAAATGTGTTAACGCCAACTAATGCTGTTGTTCCGTTATATGTAGTTCCTATCACATCGTATAACTCTGGATACTTAGCTTTCTCAACTTCAGAACCATCGCAGAGTAAAAATCCATACGGTGCTGTTGAACCTGCATATGGAAGTATTGCACCCAATGGTAACCCGAGGTCTCCAATAAATGTATCTCTGGTTTGTTTTAACAATCCTGAAGAAGCACCAGTAGCTTCGCTGGCTCTGTATGTTAATATAAAATCTGTTGCTTTTGATACGTTCGGAGCAGGAGTAGGTTTACCCGAGATAATGTTAGCAGTCAACGTGGTAGTGAAAACCTTCGAATAACTTCCTACCTGACCGTCAAATTGAATCGCAGGGCTAACAACGTCTCCAGAAAGTTGAAAGGTCGTAACACGCTTTAAGTTAGTAGCCGTGTTAGCATTTCCGTTAATATTTCCGTTTAACACACCTTCGATTTGATCCGCTATGAGTGTCTTAGCTCTTACTGTGTTCCATCTCTTTAATTCGGTTCCAGAATCATATGTATCTGTAACTTTCGGCTGTATTGATGTAACCTGTGTTATTCCAGCAACATCTAATGTTGTTCCAACTAACAAATTTTTAGTTATTGCTGCGCCACCTGCTACTCTTAGAGATCCGTTATTTAAATTGCTGCTCTCTGAATTATTAGAAACGATCAAAGAACCAGTTAATGCGATATTTCCATCAACGTCAAGTTCTTGATCTGGGGCAGCTTTGTTAATTCCAACTTTATTATCTAGAATTCTTAGAATAGTGCTAGGAGTTCCGTTTCTATTAACTTGCAGATCTAATGAACTACCTGCTGCGGAGTTATAAACTTTAGCGGCGGTTGGAGAAGTTGATAGATTAAATGTTCCGTCAATACCTAAAGTTATACCGCTGTTATTTCTAATATTAAAAGCATAGTCAGTTGTATTTGTTACATCTGATCTTAAAAATTTTCCAGAAGCTATCGCGGTTCCGTCAATGTTTAATGCATCTGCACTAGATGCTGTTCCGTATAATTTAGGAAGGTTACCGCCTACAAATTTTTCGATCTCAGCAGTAGTCAACGGAGTATTAATATTGATACCAGATTTAACTGTTACAAAACCAGATATCTCAACCTTAGGAGTAAAGCTATCTTTTGAAAATATAATTACAGGCACATCGGCCAAATAAAATATTAAAACTGATCTTTCAATGTTATCAGAGTCTGCTATCTTTTCAACTGCCGGACCATATCTTAATCCGTCTACAGAACTCTCTGTAGGACCAACTAGAATCCATCGTGTTCCTGTATAAATTCTTAACTGTTGGTTAGTAGTATCAACCCACAATTCTCCAACTTTAGATGTTTCGACACTTGGTTCTGTAGCTGATTTCTGTATGTTCGAAGCTGCTTTCCAATTAGTGTTGTCCCAAACCATCATTATGCCGTTGGTGCTGTCATACCAAATCTGTCCCTCGACAGGGTTTACTGGCTGCGTTCCGCTGGCAAAATTTTCTAATAGGTGTAAAAAGTTTTCAGCTATGATCTGTCCATAACCGGTGACGTTTCTTCCAGGGAAAATTAAACTAGTATCTGTGCTCGATGTGTTATCGAATACAGTAACTGGGCTTTTATTGTCTTTGTCTGTAAAATTTACGATATATGGCATTTATTAAACCTCAGTAAAACCAGTTAAGCTCTGGCATCGAATAGTATAATCGATCTGTATCAATCTGTTTAATGATTTTTGCACAGGGTGGAAGATAACATGAGTTAAAAGTTTCCCGCTACCAGATGGATCGTAACCTTTAAGACCAAGTTCGTCGAATACAAAGTTACCACTTAGATCTACCGAATTGTCAAATGCTTCTTGATCTAATGGTTCGCCATAATCTAACAAACAAGAAACTAAAATATCGCTGTAAGTTGCTCCGCTGATGTGCCTAACTTCCATCTTATTTCTAACCGGATCTAGGTTCTCAGCAGCATTAGCGTCAACTACCTTTTTGTAAGTTTGATTATAAAGACTAGAATTAACACCGATAGTGTTTGGTGTTAGATAAGTTATTAATCCTGTAGGATCTACAGAAGTTCCACCAGTTCCAAAAACCATCTCATAGATAAACCCTTGACCTTGATTACTCAAGCTCTGGACCATAGCTACACTCATATTTTCATAATGAATAGCGTTTCTTTTATCTATAAAGACTTCTCCTGAACTAGGATCAAAAATTTTGATATGCCCTTCAAAGTGGAACCCTCCGGTTTCGTTAGGGCGTTTTTCGGGCTGATTTAATTCGGTTTTTTCTGGCATTTTAGTCTCTTTTGATTCCGTCATCATGTATTTATTCTGGCAAATCGCTAGCTCCTTGTGCTATGAATTTGGCTATAGTAGTAGCTGAATCTAACAAGCTAACACCGTTGCTGGCTGTGGATTCGCCTCTCTCATACCATAATTTTCCTGTTTTCTTGATAACAGATATCCTAGTTCCTGCCGAAACTGCTTCTGTTAATCTAATATAGTTTGTAGTTCCATTTACAGAAAACTCTGCTTCTAAAGTTTTATCAGCAGCAGGACTGAAAGATCCCAACGACTCGTCATAGACTGCTATTGGATCTTTACGTAATCTGCGACCTCCAACAAAAACTTCTAGTTGATCACATGGCCCGTAAGTTGACGGGATCGTATCTCTATACCAAGAATTTCTAGATGATTTAGATGGAGTATATTCTAAAGGCCCTATCAATACAGTGCTGCCGTCGCTGATAAAATCAACTCTATCTTGAGTTTCGTTATATGGTATCATGTTTTGATATCCAATATCAATAACTCTTGATTCTGCTGGATGTAGAACTGCGATAGCTGTTCCTAAACTGCCTCGGCGTAGCTGAGAAATAACGTTTCCTGAAATATTCATATATTCTATTTTTTCACCGTTTATATGCAATACTCCGGGAATATTTCTAGAAGGTATAGGCTCTGTTAAACCGCTAGCATCATTGACTTCTAAACTAGTATCATAATAATTCAACTGTTTAACTAGCTTAACATCGTTGATAGAATATCTACTAAATTTGTAACCGTTTAACATGTCTTTGTAGATTTCAAAACCGCTAGGAGTTCTATAAGTTTTGTCTCCAAATAAAACTATTTTTATTAGATCAACAACGGTAGTATCTTGTGTAAGATATACAGCGTTCCTTCCGAGGTCAACATAATAATCTTGATCCCTAGTTAATCTAATACCGTTCTTATATACCCATACATAATCGATAGATAACGGAGTATAGTCTAATCTGTATTTTACTTTACCGCCTGTGTATTCGTCTGATACCATTTTCAATGAAGGATATTCAGAGAACCAAGTCACAACAATCTCATCTTCATCTACTAAAGGATATGTATCGATAATAACGATGTTGTTGCCGTCTATATAATATTCAGCACGGAAATCATTTTCGATAACAATAACATCTCCAACAGTTAACACAGACGGAACTATAGTTAATTCTTTTGAAGTTCCATCATAGTTATAGTCTTCAACGAAAGTTTTTAATTCTCCGTTAATGAATAATCTTAAATTTGTTGGGAGAATAGTTCCTGCTGGTTCAAATGGATCTTTGCCTAATTCAAAGATGTTATTAGTTCCGTCATATACGGAGTTGACTGTGTCTACTCCTTTTAACGCTCTTCCATTGACTTCGACTATGATAGAAGATAGAGATGATGCTCTTTGTAGGTTTACAAATTTATCTAGATCAAAACTTCGTGTGCTTCCTTCATAGGTAACTGTCTGTCGATTAACCCTAACAACTGACAATCCTGTTGAGTCAACGTCAAAGTTAGCACCTAATGCTATTATCTTAACGATACTCCTTGCAGAAGGTTTTATACTAAACTGAGCTACTGTTTTATTTGTTAAGGCAAAATTTCCTGTGCTGTTTATAAATCCAATATCTGTTTGAATTCCATCGACTGTTACAAATACAGCACTAGTATCAATATAGTTAGCATTGGTTAAGAATAATGCTGTATCGCCATCTGCTTCATATTCTTGATAATCCAACAATGATAAGCCGCCGACACTTACAGCGATAATTTCTATTATCTTATTAGCATCTGGAGCTATTGGAAACTCTATCTGATTTAATTTAAAATCAATAGCGTAGTCAGTTTGCTTTACTTTATCGATGTAAATTAAAATAGATTGTTTTTCTAGAACATTTATACCAATGTCAAAGAATCTAGTCGAACCATCGGAAACCAATACAGTGGATTGTATAGCCGACGATCCTGTTATCGTTGTTTGGAATACTTTAATAGATACACTGTCTAATACCTGTCCGGGAATATTTTCTTCCGGTGCAGGAACTTGGTCAGGTGATATAAACTTGCCACCTTCTATAGCTATTTCTTCTGCTGTAGTTCCAGTAGCAGTAGCATACGCACCGCTCATAGCACTTAATGATCCTCCGCTTATCTTAGTATCTAAAATATTTGGATCATTAACTACGACAGAACCGTCACTCTCTGCAGGTCTGAATATCAAAGTATCACCTGTAAATGTCTGGATATAATCACCGATTTCTACAACTTTGGTAGATCCATCACCTACAAACGTTGGCATTTCTGCATTTGGATTCACTGCATATGAACTATCTAATGCCGGTGTCCAATACGGATCGTCTATTCTTTTTGTGATTTGTTCATTATATCTTTTGATATAAACGTTGATTTGTTGTCCTTCTGCTGGTGTGTAAGGTAACACAACATAATTTGTCGAACCGTCTGCGATATGATAATAATCTGAACTAGGTTCTACACTATCCCAGTTATCTGTAAACCACGGAAGGGCATCCCAACCGCCGGTAACATCAAACGTAGTTCCTTGAATAGAAACTCCGCCAAAATCAATACCGGTCATTAGTTGACCCAACTCGTCTCCTATCATTCCGCTTGTAGGAGCATAATATTTTTCAATTCTGTTAATACTGTCTAGTAACTCGTCATTCTTCTGATACGAGATTGTTATGATATCATTCCTGGAAGGAACATCAACAAATCGTATTTTGCCTTTTAATATCGTGTATTCGCCAACAGACGTTGTATACAGATCAACACTATATTCGCTGGTCAATATAATTTGGTCGTTTTTCTTTATAGAAATTTTACTTTTATCTCTTGTCGGAGCATAACTTAAATCAAACACCGCAGTAAATCCATCAGCAGTGAAAGTTTGAGAATGAGATAAGTTTGAGTAAATTCCTTGCTTGGCTAATCTATCAAATTTAATTTTTAAATCGAATGTTCTAGCTTTTGTATCGCCAAGGATAGGAACTGCTCTAGCTTTTCTATATCCTGTAGCATTTCCACCAACTAAAGTAACTGTTGGTGCTCTTGTATAACCAGAACCTGCGGTTAGAACCTTAATACCAGACACTGTGCCGTTTGAAATAAAGGCCTGTGCTGTTGCACCTGTGCCGTCTCCATCTATGACAACCCTCGGCGCAGTTACGTATTCTTCTCCGCCGTCGGCTACTTGCATGTCAACAATAGAAAAACCTCTATTTTCTTTCCACCACTTCCACGGGTATGAATCGATCGTAGAATTTGTTTCTGTGATAGGAATAATTTTTCCTTCTATTTCTACATACGCCGCTGGTAGGTCAAAGTCCGTCGCAGCCATTCCTAAAGGTTCTACAGTATCGTATCGGCTGATGTATTGTCTTACTGTTGATCGATATGGTTTGACTTCATCGATGTAGTCTTGGAAATTTTCTAGATTATCATTTTTATAATTTAATCTTTGTTCCAAAGGACCGATATTGTGAATAGCATTCAAGAAACTGGTTTTAAATGCCCAATCAACATATAATTGTTCTGAAAATACATAACGTATGCAAGTAAAAAATAGTTTATTCCATTCTACTGCGTAATCGTTTACAAAGATATCTTCTTTTATAGCATTGAGGATATTTCTCAATTCTTTAGCATTTTCAATATCATAGAATCCAGTATCAAAGCTAGAAACATTGTCGTAACCAATACCTGCGTTATTGATATTATAAAGAGTATCTTTTAATTGAATTGTTCCTCGTTGACGAGCTACTAACATATATTTGTCAGCGAAAGTTGTAGCGTCGTCTGAGATTTTTTCAAACCAAGCCCATCCACCGCTGGCATATTCTTTTACTCGAATAACATCTCCGATTTCTACAGAGATCGTTGGTTCTTCAAATACTTGGAAGATTTCTTTAACAAGTCTTGTTCCAATACCATAGCCATCTTTATACCAATCAGCGTATTCCCAGTATCTAGTAGTGTCAAACGCCTGCGATGCACTTCTAAAGAAAGTTTTTCTTACATCATCCCAGGCATATATGCTCCAGAAACCATTAGCAGTAGCATCGGCGCTGACTAATACAGAAAACTGTCTAACTGTTACCACTGCTGAATTATATCTCTTTCCACGAGAATCGATTCTAACAGAAGTTATCCTACCTTGATTATCTATGATAGCTGTAGCTTTTGCACCCTGCCCGTCACCATCAATCACTACAGGAGGAGATACTTTATATCCTGCACCAGAATCTAAAATATCTATAGTATCAACTTCTCCGTCGACAATATTAATTTGCAATCTTGCCTGCTTAGTTCTAACTGTTCCCACAACTGCTAAATCATTATAAGTGTCAACAGTTACATCATACAGATTTAAAGCTTCGCCGGGTGCTTCGTCAACTAAATTTAAATTCTTATAATCGATTGTATCAGCAAATGCTTGAGATTTTAAAATCGTATTAACTCTATCAACAACTATTTTTAATACGGCTAACCTGTCAACAAACATACTCTGACGAGGTCTGAAGGAAACACCATATTTTTGCTTAATAGGCAATGACGGATCTGGGACTCGATTACCTGCTTGATCGTATCCTATTAAACTATCAAACCATTTAGTTTCTAATTTTTCAGAAGGTAAACTTTCAGCCATGCCATCAGATAACAGTTGATATTCATTGTGGATCGGATTGAGATCTGATTTATCTTTTCTAAATTCTAAGTTTATTACCGCAGTAGACGATGTCATCACTGATGGTAAATTATAGGTTAAGATCTTATCTTTGTCTATTAACGCTATAAATGCTGTTCCCGATGCTGCTGGATTCAAAATTAAATTTGCCACTGCCGCAGCAGATATTTTTCTACCAGGTAGATTTGAAGGAACAATAACTTTATTTTTTACCCAATAATAATATAAAGTATCTGTAGGTTGTCCGGCAGAATTGAAAAGATATTTCACAGAATAAACATCGTCATTAGGATATAACGGTTGACCGGAAATTCCTTCGGCTATTCCCTCGTTTGTATCTGCTAGTGCAGACCATTCGCTAGGTAATAACAGAGTTTCGACCCACTCATAAACATCTATTGTTGAACCTTCAGCTAAAGTATTCCAGTTACCTAGTCTATATGATAGATCACCTTGTTCGTAATCTTTCCATTTTGCTGTTGCTAGATTCCACCATAGATATCCGACATTTTTTGTAGTCCACGCAGTTTCAAGATCAACAACTTGATCGGCTGTGCCGATTGTATAAACCGCTGGATCAAAAGAAGTTTTAAATTTAATCTCAGATTCTGCGGAATTTAAAATTTTTAACTTTGCATGATCAACATAGTCTAATTCTTGTATCTTATAATTCTTTTCTGTATCATATAAAGATATGCTCTTGATCATAGCAATATCCACTGTTTCGGTTTGCTGACCTATAACATTTAAAGAATTAACCGACTGATCTTTCTTAAACAGTCTCACATTTCCGGTCTTGGCTCCGGTGATTGAATTTTTGTAATCCGGCGAGCCTACAACGATCGATGATGCGCTAACGTCTACGCTGTAACCAAAACTTTCAAACGGAGTAAAATCAGTTTCTAATTTTTCTGCTAAGAAATAAATTCCGTCTTTGATTTCAAACACATAAGCAGCACCGCTGTAGCCTTGGCTTTCGATAAATTTTGTTCTACCTTTATCGAAAGTAGTGCCTAATGTTGTATCTAATCTAGTCGGAATAATAAACGGAGCATTCTTAGCTCCCACCACGATTTTTTCTGTGTTGGCACTTATTTGAACATTTTGACCAAAGTATTCGTTTGGATACTGTTCGTAACTTTCAAGTTTTTGTTTTAATCTGTATTCTACTGGGGCATATCCGTCAGTTCTGAAAACATAAACACTACCTTGATTCTGTAAATTAATATCTGCTAATGGGCTAGAAACTATTAGTGTTGATCCGCTATAATCTACGTCTAAGCTCCAGCCAAATTGATCTCCCGAACTAATTAAAGATCCAGAATCTATGTCATTTAGATTTGCCATAGACCCATTGTTAATGGTTTGTTTTAATTGATACAGATCATTGCTGTTTCTTTGATAGATATAAACTTTACCAGACGACTCCGATGAACTGTCTCCGACGTTTTCCCATGGTAATGATCCCGGTTCTTCATTATAACTTCTAGTGGTCGAGTCTCCGGCTTCTCCATCTCGCTGAATTAATCTGTGATAGATATCGTCATATTTTACCACATCCCCTTCAACATATTCGATATCAGGTCTCCATATTCCACGATAATTTGCAAAATACTGACCATCACTGTTAGGAGATCCTACTGCTAATATGCTACCGTCGCGACTCATAGAAAGACTAAAACCAAACTCGTCTCCTTGCTTTACTAATTCAGCAAGTTGAGTTTCGCTGACTAGGCCCAATGCCAACGTTGATCCGTCGTCGTCTAGTGCAATATTTTGAGGTAACGAACACTGTGTTGATACGGGATCTATTCTTGTCCAGCTTAGAGAATCAACACTAATTGTGCTGCCATCACCAAATGTATCTGTGTTAGCTTGCCATAAGCCGCTGTCATACCAAACTATAGACCCTTTAGGATAAAACGATGCTGGGCTAGAATTATAAACACCTTTGTAATTTTCGTTTTCTAAGTGTTTCCATTCTCCGGATTCGTAAACATAAAGATATACTCTGCCTCTCTTATCTAAGGCACCAGTGGCTGATACAGCCATATAATATTTTGAACCGCTTTGACCTACACATACATCAGATCCAAACGATTCTGCATTAGAAGGTCTCGGGCTGACGAATGAATCCGATATAGTCCATTGCTGATTCACATACTCGTAAACGGAAATCATTCCCTGAGCTGTTGAACCTATTCCAGATCCAACCGGTGTTGCCGGAATGTTAACAGCTACCGTCCAATCTGATAGATCAAAATCTGCTGTGCTACCGTCTGCTCTAACATCCTGAACAGCCTTCCATAATTTTCCTTGATATAAGACAACATCGTCAACTAGATAATTTTTAGTCGAATCGAATTCTCCAACATAGTCGCTGCGGACATTATTTGCAGAAGGGCTTGCAATTATTAAAAATCTACTGTCGGGCGTGATGGCCATCTTGGTGCCAAACGATCCCAATACACTGTTTTCTAAACCTGCAGGCGGTGCAACGATTTGTTTAAGAACAAGACCCGAAGGACCTTCTACATAACACATCACATATCCAGAACCAGGTATGCTCGATATAACTTGTTTTAAGTTATCATCATATAAAACTTTTGTTCCGGCATACAAAGGAGTCGTAATACCATATTCCGAAATAGTTAAATCAGAATATTGATTACTTTTGTTTATAACTTCCCACAGGTCACTACCGTTGTTATCAATCCACAATTTAGAATTATTTTTTAATAAAGCCATGGATCCAGGAATTATATCTCCATAACTCTTAAATCTTGCTTCTGTTAAAATATAAATTGGTGTGATAGAACTAATATCGTATTCGGGATCTTGTGCATCAGCTGCTACAGACACAGTTATAGATCTTGTATCAATTGATTCAACTTCAAAGAATCCTGTTAGATTTATTACATCCTTAATACCGACATAATCGCCGACCACAAAGTTATGAGGCCTAGACAGCGTTACAGTTACCGATGTTCCGGATTTAGAAATGCTATCGATGTTTAATAACGGACTTTGATTAAATCTAAGAACTGTCCAAGATGGGCTGTCAAATGTTACCCATATATGGCAGTTATCAAACATTTCTTCGATGTTTAAATCAGTAAGATTCTGTCTGTTTTTTATGGTATAATCAACTGTTAGGTCATTAACATATCCAGCAGTTTTAACTGGTGGAGTTTCTAGAGATACCGGATTGATATTAGTTGTATACGGAATCGGTTCTATTGTGAAATCAGCTTTTACGATCCTGTAATTCTGATCTGTGTCAACAGAAGGTTGATATTCAACAAACAATAAAGGCTGTGGATTTAATTCAAAGTGTTGTTTTAGAATAGTGAATTCTAATTCAGATAATTGATCAGTTCCGCCAAATCTTCCTAAACGGAAAGCCCATTCTTCATTTAAACTAATACTAGTTTCAGTGCTTCGACTTAGTTTATCAAACACCTTGGTAATAGAATTGATGGTTCCTTTTTCTCTAATAAATCCTTGATAGAGTTGAAATTGAGTCACTGGATCTTCTGCTAGATTCTGTAGATAATCTCTCTGCTGATATCCAACTGTATGTCTTGCCAGATCTCTCTGCGTTTCTCCAATGCCCTGAGAATCAACATTATAATAGTCGTAGAATTGGTTTATTCTAAAATCAAAGTTAGGAACTAATTGCTTTTCTGGAGTAGAGTCTAATTTTGTCCATTGAGTTTCATCGAACAATTCTGTTCCATTTTGATTACTTAAACTGGTCCAGTTATATGATCTATAACTAACTATATCCCCTAGCTTATAATCGGTCCATGGCATCCAAGCATCTATATTAACATTGTCAAATAAGAAGCCCGGGCTAGTATAATCCCCGTCCCAATCGATAGTTCTATAACCCTGTGTTTTAATTCTTTCTTGACGATATCCTGTTACCTTATCGTAAATTACATCACTGAAAACTGTCTTGTCAGTGAAGATTGCCACATGTTCTTTTAAGACATAATACAATTTTAGATAATAGATACCGTCTGTGGTATTGGTTGTTTCTACAGTTAACGATTGAAAATCTCTATTAACATTTATAAATCCTGGAGATAACGGCTTACCGTCTACCTTTAAAACATTATAGTCATAGAAACTATCTAATAGACTATCTGCTACGCCCACCGGAATAGTTACATACAACTTGTTTGCCGATGGACTTAGGGTCAATAATGATCCAACCATCCAATTTTGTTTTGTCCAGAATAAAAATTCTTTAACTGCTGTTGACCAGTCTTCGTTAGACTGCGTTTCTGGATTATAATTGTCAAATACAAAACCTATAGATTTCAGATATTGTTCGTAACCTAATAAGAAATCAACTACTGATTGAATAGAAGATAATCTAGTTCCGTAACTCAGTTTCTGGACTTTTAATGTGTTAAAATTTCTTCTTCTAAATGCTTCGACAGCTCCTACCTGAGGAATACCTGTTAATTTAGACCATAATGTTGGTTCAAATTCTGTTGACGACGTGTGAGTTCTTAATGCTCTAAAATAAACACTTTGATATCTAACCAACTGACCGTTGTTATAAAGTTTATCGGCTTCCCACTCTAAGAATCTTTCACTTATTCCGCCCACAGATACTAACGGATCTTTCTGGTTAGGAACTGCTGCGTAAAAATTAAAATACGGAGATATATCATCATAACCGTTGATTATCCATCCGCCTTCTGTTTTTTCTACGATAACACCGCTATAAGTTATACTAGATATAGGAGAGCTGACATTAAAGATAATATCATAATTCTCTGCTGGAACAAAAATTGTGCTGCTGGAACTGCTTGGGCTCTTTGAATCTAATAGATATTTCTGCTGGGCCTTATCAACGAATCCAGATAGTCTTGTAGATAATCTAACATCGAGATTATTAACTACATCAAGGATAGAATCGGTTGACAGTCCTTTAGATTTTACATAACCTATCAAGTATTGAACTAATCCGCTAGTTGGATTATTTTCTGATAAATCTAGCGCATCTGATAATTTTGAAAACAGTCCTGTTGAAACACTAACTGTTTGCCCGATTTTATTTGTTTTTGTTCTTGATGTGTCTAAATTTGAAGTTATAAATTCAAGAGGTTTCATCAGGCACATTGCCATGATCACAGCAAACGGCCACTCTGAACTTGATCTCCATCCATACTCTACCGGAGCTACATCGCCTAATTTAAACGGTCCTCTATTATTAACTAACGTAAAATTACCCGCAAGGCCGGAATCTAAAGGACTTAGTAATTTTCCGTTACCATCTGTTGGTATGTGAGACATGATCGTAGGACGCTTATATCTGTCATAAGTTCCTGCTCGATCGCCTTGACGGATTATACCATCTCGAAGGTCTTCCCACAATAGTAAATTATTTCTTGTATACGGTGCTGCACCATACTGGTCTTCCCACCATGTTGGTTTTTCGCTGAAACCTAGCATTTCCCAAGGACAGCGATGAGGGCGATCAGTGTCATAGAACCACTGGTATACTCCTCTCCAAAATCCTGGAAGATTCTGAGAACCAGTAGGATCTGTCATGTTTGAATAAGTGTATGTAAATGAATTCTGAGTATCGAAATAATCATTGTTGATATAATCGATATTAGTATTCATTATCCATTTTAAGAAATTCTGTGCTACAATTTCATCAAGTTGAGATTTTTTATACAGACCGGAATCGCCATATCCGCCAACTACTTCGTCGATGTCGAACACGCTCGGGTTGTATTCTTTTTTGATATTATTGTAAATTCTGTATTCTAGTTCTAATAATAAATCATCCCTAAAATCGTCAAATGCCGCTGTTATGCTACCATCGTGACCTTGTATCACCCATCTTGGTTCTTGATAGGTATCATCAAGGAATTTCATAGGAGTATATTTTTTATACAGACCCAATGATGTAGGTGTCGGAGGAATGAAGCATCCAGAAGTGGTTACATATTCTCTAATGTCTATTACATCGCCTATCTGAAGTGTAACGTCTATTGTTAATCTTAAAAATCCGAATGTGGTATCAAACACATAGTCTTTTTTGTTTAATAGTTGATTACCATTTATATAGATATAAACAGCACGTCTGCTAAGTTCTTCTAAACTAAATCTTTCTGATAGACTAAAAGTTTTAATCCCTTCGTCTTCGACCACGTATCTTAGGAGGTTATAAGCTCCGTTACCTATCATATCAGAATCGGCAAATGGGCTTGAAGGTCCTTTTATTCTTCCAAGGTTGGCTACGATATCGTCGACAAAATCTGCAACGTCGTTATTAAAATCTATTTCGTTGGCTTTTTCTATAAAATTATTTTTAAATGTAGTATATGCTTTGTTAGCATATTGCAATGCTTTAATAACATTATTATTCTTATCGCATAATAAAGAAATAGCGATAGGTGTGATTCCCGAATGCTTTAAAAATCTTTTTCCGTAATTTCTATGTTCAAATAAATCTCTTAGATTTGATGATCCCGGAATTACTCCAGAGAATGCATCTTCAAACTCAACAGATGTAACAACATGATCGATCGCTTGACCTAAAGTAAATTCACTAAGATCATTGTTAAAAGGATTTTTTTCAAGACCTACAGGTATTTCATAATAACCCTGGTCTGGAGCTACGTCTGCAACTATCTTGATTACAACTACATCTTTTTCGTTAAATTGTTGATCAAATACAAATGTATTATTTTCTCTTGTATATGTTCCCGAATATTTTTCTCCGTTAACATAGAAACGAATAGACGGGTCAGTTGTTAATTCTGTCCAATATATACTATCGAAAATTAAAGTATTAGTAGGCGAAGTAATTATTTGACTATCAACAATTGGTTGAATAAACGAATCGTTTAATTTTATCCAAGAATTATGATATACATCATCTAAAGAAGATTGATAAAAACCTGTTGATATTTTTTTACTATATCTAGTTTGACCTATTGTGTAATAGAAAATATCTGTATCCCAATTCCAGTTGAACAGGATATCTCCAACATTATCAATTTTTTGATAGCTAAGAACAAATCCTAACTCTTTATCAACCAATGCCGTGTTTCCTACTTTATAAGAAAGTATCTTGGTTCCGGCAAATGAACTGACAGGGTATGTTTCAGCGTTTGAAAAGCTAATTCCGTTTTCATCAAAAACATCAAATAATGGAGATTGGTTCACCGCAGTCTTAGTTTGGCTCTTAATCCATCCGGCGCCATCGAAGTGATACATTAAGCCTGCATTATTGATCCCTCGTCTTATTAGAACACACTCTCCCGAAATAGATTCTGAATCGCTTTCTTCTTTGAGACTAATCTGCTTTCTGTTATTGTGAGTTATAAAAGTCACTCTATATATTTTGTTGTTTGCCAACGAATCAGTGTCGGCTACAACTAATATTCTTGCACCTTCAAAAACAAATTCTCCATCGATGTTGTAACCCGTGCTTCCTTCGATTTTGCTAAAAACATCGTCCGTAAAATCATCAATATAGTCCACGGTAGCTTTAGCTGTATAACCGTGGTTGAATAGTTTTATATTCGGAGAAAATTCTATAATTGGTCTTTTTGCTCGGGCAGATTCAGCTGCATCGAAGTCTTGCCCTCTTAAAGAATATGAATATTCCAAAACACTTCTATGGAACCATCTGTTATATCGTGCCCAAGGATTTATATCTTTACTATCTTTAGCAATAGTGATATAGTCTTTTGTTCCGGGATAAGCACTTGCATCATCGTATGGCTGAGTGTCGAATCCTTCGTTATCGAAAAGAACTTCTGGTAATTCAGATGACAACACCGGGACAACTAAATCAGCGAATCTAGTAAGTGTTATTTTATTTCCAACACCTTCTACTAACCATGAATCAGTAGCGTATTTCGATGGTGTAACGTTTCCCATAAATTCAACTACTAGACCGTTAGTGAATTCAACACCGTTGCTGCTCTTATAATTTGTCTTACCCAGTATTTCTTTTTCTATATCAATCTTAGTGTTAGATTCAATATCTGCTATTACGAATCTTCCAAATTTATTAGGATCTGTTACACTTTGATAATAAAGAATGTCTGGAGAATCATATGGAACTGTAAATGTAATCGTTCCATTTTCAATTTTATTATTAGTCACCCCTTGATTATAATCAAGAGCGGTTGCCTGGCTAGAAACTATCTCTATAAATTCCCAGTCTTGGCTGTTCACATCGATACTGCTACCATCGTTGGCGCTGATTTCAACTTTGGCTTTCCATAGCTTATTATCATATACAACAATAGATCCGGCAAAATAAGTTCTGTTAGGATCGTAAATCAAAGATCCCGTATCATAACTAGTTCTAATAGCGAACCCATCTTTAGGAACATTAACAACAAATTTATAAGTTTGTCCTCTATATAAAGTTATTGACGGATTGTTAGTATAACCGTCGGGAGTAAAAATAAAACTATTCACAGAGGTTTTTACTCTGTAGGTGCTGACAACCGATGACGACTGCCCATAAACTGAAACCGGAGGAGGGCCGTCTGGGGCCCAGAAGTATTCTCTATAGTTTACAAATTTGTCCCAGTCTATTGGCGGATTCCAAGTATAGTGTTCTTGGCTAGTGAATAGATCATCTCTTTCTTCTGTATTTCCAAAAAATCTTAATTGATTTTTGAAATCTAGATAATCATAATACTCTGTAATCTTTTGATCTTTATTGTAAACAACACCAGGTTCTAATTGATATCTGCTGCGTAATGTGTTATCTGTGTCAAGATAAACATCTTTTCCATTAAATGTTTTTCCGTATCTGCGACCAACATAACCAACAGTTTTCTCAAGAAGACCTGGCTGGGTTAGTGGATCCACTACTCCGGATAAAAACTTATCGTTAGTTGGTGTTCTAAAAACCGAAGGTAATAACTCTACAGTTTTTCTAACAGGAAGACCGCTTTTAGGAAATTTTTTATTTGCCATATTATGTTGAACTTACAATGCTGTTGACACTAGCTCTTACCTCTGCTGCGGTAATAGCTGAAACTATTTCAATATCATCAACGGTCGCTCCGCTGACAAATATTTCGCTGCTCTTACTTTGAATCTCGAAAAGACTACCAAACTCTTGACTAGGCTGTCTTGGCAATATCACCATGTTACTCACGTCCGGAGATACACTGTTTATTACATATGTAATCATTTCGCTGAGATAAAACTTGTCTCCGAAATCCCAATTATTCACGTCGAAGAATTCATTCATAGCATTAACGATTCTTACCTTAAGGTCATTGTCATTAATACTCTTAGATGGATTTTTAACTACTTTAAACGATGCCTGTAGTTTTTCATCAGCTTTTGATCCAAACAATACTTTATATTCCACAGGATGATATATGATTTCGTCGCTGATAGATTTAATAGCATCTAGCTTTGCTCCGAAACTTATCTTTAGACTGTCACTGTTAGGTGCCACTGGTTTATCAGCTGCTCCTGCTAGATAATTTCTAAACTCTGTATTATAACTTCTTGTTAATAGGTAAACATCAACAATGTTACTTGCACTAGGATCTATCCTTCTATTAATGCTTGCGTTATGAACATACTGAAACTTTAGACCGTCTCGGCCTAATACACCTTTATAAGAGTTTTCTATATCAAGAGTGTTAGTTGTTCTGTTAACACGCTTAACTCTATTTTCATTAACATCATAGAAATAGATCAATTGCCCGTCGGTAAATTCGTTTACATTAATCAAAGATTCTTTTTGATAGATTAATATAGTATCATTAGAATTATCAATTAATGTTCTTATAACATATCCGTTATCATCAACTACTTCTTGGAAGAAAATATAACTTAGTTGACTATCCTCTCCAACTATATCCTCGAACGCATCCGGATTGTCGATAGCTCCATCATCGTCGCTGTCTGTAAATGCTAGTTTAATTTCTTGTGTGCTTTCGTAACCATCATCGAATTTAATAGTATCAGCTATCTCAAAACTTACATCGGATATCATAGGAGTTATTCTATCTTTCGATGTGTTAATTCCTAAAACACTAACTGTATCTTTAACCACTTTACCTAATTGGTTATTATAATCTTTTTCGTTGGCATCAAAATAAAATCTGTTTTGTTTTATGCTACCAAAAATATAGTTTAAGCCTCTGATTCTAATATCATATCTATCTGCATTTTTTACAAAAGCCATTATCCAAGAACTATCTAGCGCGGCGTTTGATGTGTCACCGGATTTACCAAGGCTGAAATCACTTAATAAATCAAGGTTAGTAGAAGTAATAATCTTCCATGTTTGTTCTGTTACAGAATATCTCAATCCAAAATTTAAATCTTGAGATATTTGGTTAACCATTTCTGTTTCAATCGCTGTTGACAGATCATTAACAAATTTAGGAACCACCCTGGTAATCGTAGCATACCTGTCGTTGGCCACGTCCATAGGAATATTTTCGCTTAGGGTAATTGGTCCTAATCCGTTAGCTAATGTTCCTCGGCCTGCGTTTGTTCCATCTCCTACAACTTTAATAACCTTGGCCCAAATATAATTAATCTGGTCTGCATCGTTTGAATCCTTGGCCACAATTTTATTCTTTTTAAAGGCATAACCAGTAGGTGGAGATAACTTAACCAACGAACCAGCAGTTATATATTTTAAACTGTTTGTCGCATAATTTCCGACCTTCGATAAAAACGTTCCGTTTTTAAAGTAACCAGTAGACTGACTCACGTCAGATGTAATAGTATTCCACTGAATAGTTTCGCCGGCAGTAAACAAAATTTTATCGTATTTTGTAAGATAAAAATTAAATGTGTCGTTGCTTGCGAATTGTGTTTCAAGGATTCTTCTAATAAAATTAATTGCATCAATTCTGTTTGTATACTTAAAAGTTAAAACTTTTTCTGTTTCTTCTTTATAGATGTATCCATCATTAGCATAAACATTCACAGCACTGTATCTACCGGTAGCATCTATAATATCAAAATTTCTAGATATACCAGAACTAGTTCTATTAACTGATTTTACTTTCAAAATGTTTTGACTGCTGGTCAACGGAGCAAGATTATAATCTTCTCCAGTGATCATTCTATTTTGTGTGTAAAAACTTGCAGGAGCATTTGCTCTAATAGTATCAATTTCTTCTGCTGGAGAAGATGTTGCTACTGTATATTGTAGTGCCAGTCCTATTGTAATATTGTGTTCTTCTCCTCTCTTATTGATATATGGTATCGTGATGTTGATACCTCTCATCTCGTTAGGAGAAATTGTATATGATAATCCGTTACTGGTTCTATAATAAACACGGAAACTTCCTTGGGGTAAGTTACCGTAGATTCCATCAGCAAACACTAGGTCAACTCGATCGTTATCTTTAGTTACTACTGAATAAATGTTTCTTACATTTTGAGAAATACTATTATAGACAATATTGTTTCCAACTAAATTAGCAACCTGTGTCCATTGATTTAATTGAACTCCGTTAGCACTTAGGTCGAATAGCCACACATCGTCGTTGTTAATTCCGGTAGCATCAACTGCAACCGTTTCGTTCGTAGTCGGCACTTCGATTGAAAAATCCGCTAATTCTAGACTTCCTTGTTTAAACATCATAAAGAATCCAGTATTCGAACTGCCGGGACCAGACCCGTCATTTTTATAAATGAATCCTATCTGGTTACCAGGAACTGGTGGTTCTTCGTAAGGAACTTCTTGTCCCTTAAATGCTGTAGAAACTATTTCAAACGACATGCCTCTTGAGGCCACTGTTTTAGTGAATGAATATATAGGAACATCGGAAGAAATCGTTCTGAACCTATATTGTTCAGTTGGGATTCCTTGTATAGTGGCAGATCCTTGACTACGGCCAAATTCTGTGTTGTCTGCCATTGCCGAATTTAAGATTAGAATAAACTGTTCTAACCAATTGGTATTTGTTGGATCATTCCATGCTACAATTTGTTGGGCTAGATTTTTTCCGTTACTGTCAAACACTTCTTCGGTGGTAGTAACTGTGGTAAATTTTAAAAGACCTTGAGATGCTACATTTCGTTTTGCATTGTAGCTGAGCATTTTAGCCAGTCGAATAACACTTTCTTTAGTTTCGGCTAACTCAATAAAATTTTCTCTAGATGCTAAGTCGATACGGAAAGCAAGGCTCTGTCCCAAAAATGCCACAGCGTCGATAAGGGCCATGTATTCCGAGCTTTCGATATAATCGTTAAAATCTTCTGGATAATTCTCGCGAAGATAGGTAATAATAACGCGGCGAAGATTTTCAAAATCGTAAGATTTGAAATCAGCATTTTTAAATGTCTGATATATTCTAGTCCAATCTTGATTTAAAATTAAGTTATTTTGTCTGCTCGTTGTTGTCATTTTTCGGTCCTATCTAATATTTACCAAACAAAATAAACTGGTCAGTTAATAATAGCATTGTTCTTATCGAAGTTGAAAGTCATCCTTTCATTGATATTAAAAGGAATATAGGTAATATCTGCCTGTATCCTAATACCTTGATCCGTGCTGTCGATCTGTATTTCATTAACTGCGATCCTCGGATCATAGTTTATAATTTCTTCTACATCTTTACTGATAATTGTTTTAACTTCTTCTGTAAAAGGTTCAAATAATATATCCCAGATAACTGTTCCAAATTCCGGATTTTCTAACTTTTCGCCTTTGCGAATATAAAAATGATTGATTAGATCTTGCTTAACTAGGTCAACATCAAAAAGTTTATAATTTCTTTTACTTTCTGACGAATTAAAACCTTTATAGGCAAAACTAGTATTACCCTGTGTGCCCACAGATGCTGTGTTATTTGCTACCACTTTTTGATTATAAAGTTTATTTGCCATTTTTAAGTTTCCCTATCAGTAAATTGCGGTGTCTGCTGGGCAGGGGCAAAATTTTCGTGTTGCGGCCAAGGTTCGTGCATAGGTATTCGTTTCATTATGCTTTTAATTTTGCCGGAAATATATTTGTTTCCCCAACCTGCTTCTACGCTAGTAGCAATATTGTCATGGGTAGTTAATGGCACAACCTGTTCAGCTACTTGAGCAAGTTCTGCAAGTTTTCCATTCATATGAATTTCAGCACCGCTTTGAATTATTTCTCCTACTGCTGCAATATTTGTATTGCCGGACGATGTATATCTTGCAGTGGCCGAAGTAATTAAATTCATATCCCCCGCTGATGATATTTTTGCTGTTCCACCAATTCGTTGATCCCAGTTAGAAGCGACTGTTATCTTTCCGTTGGCCCCGACTGCTATTTCAAAATCCGAGCCGACATCTGCTTTAACTCGGCCGCCAGTTTTAAGATTAAAATTTCTGCCTGCTTCAAAATTAATATCTCGATTAGCAAACAAGTTTAAATCAGTTTCGGTGTGAATACTAATGCTATCTTTAGCATAGATATCTATCTTACCGTTGCTGGTTAATTCTACCCACGTTGTTCCTCTAGCATTGCCTATGTAAATTAGATCTTCAGAATTATGTAAAAGAATTTGATGCCCTGTTCTAGTTCTTAACCTTAAACATTCTCCAAGCGGAATTGTTGGATCTCCGGTTTCTCCTTTTAACACATCTGCATAGTCTACCGGACCTTCAGCAGCAGGTGTTTTACGTTGATACCTCTCGTCACCGTCGTCCATGACAAATTGTGTTCCACCTAATCTACTAACCGGCACCGTAGATCTAGTTAGATCTTCTTGTTTACCAACCAATGCTTTTTTAGCACCAGGTCGTCTATCCAACGGTCCGGGTGTAGAAATTCCGTAAACTGCACTCGGAGCCTCGCGTCTAGCCGAGCTTGTTGTTACACCTCTAACATCATCTTCTAACAATCCCTGTTCTAAAAATCTATCTGCTATAGGATGAACTGGTTTTTTAATTTTATCGGGATCTATTATCTGATTCTTAGCGTTAATTTTTTTATTAATTTCTGCCACCGGTAATGGCTGTTTGGTATTATATTTTTTCTTGTCGTCTGGATCTAAGTCAACTTCTGTAGTTCCAGCAATGCCAGGAACCATGTTGTTAGAAAATTTAGCAGGCACACAGCCCATCCAATAACCTTGACTCGGATCTCCGTTGACAAAAAATACTAATACGTTTACACCAATGTCGGGCGGCACAAACCACATACCGTAACTTTTCTGTGTATCGTTGTAACCGTCGATGGTCTTTTTAGACGCATCGTTCTGCCCCATATATTCAAATGCTGTATAACCAAAGAACGGCATTGCACATCGAACTACATAACTTTGATTATCATCACCTATAGTGTTACCTTGTTCTCGAAGCAGCGTAACTTCTAAACTGCCCATTAAACTAGGGTCAAGATGTCCTACGATTCTAGCTAGGTAAGGACCGTTTTCTAGATTAGAGGTTTCTTTTGTTGAGTAGGAGGTTCGTCTTTCTTGTGCCATTATTCGCCTTCGCCGCCGTATATAGGTGGTTCTTGTGCAGGAGTTGCTTTATCTTTAACTTCTCCTGCTACTGATGTTGCTAAAGATTTAAGTTTGTCGACAGTTAGATTGCCAATAACATTAGGATTCTGTTTTCCATAATCCTGACTTTGACCGGGCTGTCTAACACATTTTAATTTTTGCTTGAATATGCCGTCGTTGAACGTATTATCACATTTCGTAACTCGGTAAATTCCGCTGAACGGGCTTTCTTTTCCTGAGCTAGGCCACTGATACAATCCGGTAACGTCATCTATATCTGAAGGTGTTCTAAATGTCAAATATACAAATACATTTCCCCCTTCATAATTCATTGTGCCGTCTTCTGTTAACAATTTACTTCTATTGCTCTGTCTAGCAAAATAATTTGATATTCCGCTGTCAATTAACCAATACGGATCTCCCATAATTTCTAAATCAATATTAACTAAATCTCCACTGCCCGACGAAACAAAAGATTTATGAAAAGCTTCAGCTATTTTTTGTTCCGTATCTTTGTCATTATTGCCGCCTGCTATAGCCTTTAACGTAGCAGGATCTTTTTTAATCCTCGCTCGGCCCATAGTAGCTTGTTGAGCTTTAGGGGCGGCTCCTTGTGTAGTTTTAGCACCCTTTACAGTATCAGGTGCAACACCCTTCTGATCTTGATTTGATACTGCTCCGCTCTTCTGCTCAGAACTAGAGTTTTTACCTGTAAAAAATAAATTATTAATCTGTATATCAAATTTTAAAACATCGACGTTTTGTCCTGTATAGATATAATTGTATTGTTTGCAGATTTGTGTTTTTATTTGTTCGTATCCTAAAGGAGCAGCAGTAGGAGGACTAAAAACAGTATGGTGCACCAGATAGGGCACTACACGAAAAATAAATTTCTGTGCATATTCTCCGATTAGTGGATCTAAATCTAATAACTGTATTTGAACGTCGATCCTCCACCATTTAATGAATCCATCCGGTGTAAGATTTTTAGGATCGATAGCTTTCTTGGCGTAAACAGAATTTAATATTACCTGATTGATGATTGATGTTAAACTTTGATTTTGCGTAAATTGAAAAACACGAGTCTTAGGATTTATCTGCATACGGTCTCTAGAAACCACGCCTGTCTTTGGATCAACTTTATCACCGTATCTAGCAAACGGATAGTTACCGCCTGTTTTCTGATCAAATCCAAAATCGCTTTTTCCTATGTCGTTAGAACCAAAATCTAACGATACTGCAACGTTTTTTCCAGCCACCGTTAATTTATCAGGTTGATTAGGATTTAGGGTAGCTTTTCTGTCGATACCAGGAATTGTGGCAGAGTTTAAAAATTCATCTGATGTCTCAGGAAACTCTATGGTATAAACATCTTTTACTTTTATCTGTCCTTCTTTGAAATATTTTTCTTCTAGATTGTTGAGATAAGCACAAAGACTTTTTTCTCCAGAAACTAGAACATCTTTTACTGTGCCTGCATCGGGCCCTGATTCGGAACAGGCGAGCTTTACATCAGTGTAAAGAATATTCGTTATATCTGAAAATCCTTTGTGGCTCATAGGCACTGCTTCTACTTTATAAACACTGCCGTTTTCGCTGACCGAAAATGTTACCTTTGTTAACGAAACTGTCCAGAATTTAGGTTTGATCGACGTCATTATACGACCAGTTTCATCGTATCCCATAAAGTCTAATCTTAGAACGAACGGACAGGTATTGAGATAATTGTTATAACCGGATTTAACCGCAGCATTCTGCATACTCTGCAATAATAATCCCATGCTATGAGGTTCTACAATATCCCAAGTAAATTTAAATGCGTTTGAGTTGCCGGATTTATTAGTTGGGGAAATTGTTGTTTCCATAACAAAATTATTAATGAAATACTCAGGAGCACCATGAACAGTGTTCACTCGCTGACTGTCAAATCGTCCCCCTGATGAAAAGACTACATTTTTAAGTGCTGCTGGATTTCCCCTATAGCTCATTGGATCATTAAATTGCTTAGGATCTAAACAAGCAAATGTCCACATAGGAGTATAATGTGCAAAATTTTCTAAAGGATTATTAATTATGTTTGGCGGTGTGGATAAAGATTGATCAAATACTCCAGATTTTGCAAGCACGGTTGAAATTCCGCCTTTTAAAAAATCTGTAGCTTTTCCTGCGGCTAAGCCTGTTATTACTGAAGCAGCACCTTTAGAAATAGAGTTCGCACCGGGTATAGGTAATATACCGCTTCCGTCTGGTTTTACTATATCTGTAATTGCTTTGCCAAGATTTCTAAACATCTTAGACTCCTAGAAACTTTTCTAGATTAGATTTTTTTGGAATGTAGATAGTTACTCCGGGTTCAAAATCATAAATGGGGTCTTTGATTACTCCTAAGTTTCGCTGAACGAAAACCCACCACAACTTAGGATTACCGTAGAGGTCATATGCTAATAGATCCGGTCTGTGTCGGTATTGGCTTTCGATCACATATCTAAAATCATCTGCTTCGGCTGGAACAGGTCTTATATCTAATAATTCAAGATACAAATTATTTTGAGGGGTGTTAGCCCAGGGACTCGATTGACTGTATTGTGCCATATTAGATATATCCCACGCCGCTGCTTGGAGTTCCTTGTGAATATTGCTCAAGGCTAAACTTGCGCTGCTTACGTCTGTTGTATACAGGAGCCACTGTTACAGAAATAGTGCTAACTACAGGAACCCATGTGTTCGTGTTAAATGTATTACAATTGATATAATTCACATCTTCTTTAAGGTCCACACTAAAAGATTTAATAATCACCGGCACTTTATCAAATACACTAGAACCATACCCTGTAAGGTTACATATCAACGGAGGATTGCCCGCTAACGCCCCTTCACCAAAAAACATTTTTGTAGCTGTCTTAAAAAATGTTGTAGCTGCGATCCAATAAGCAGCATCTTCTTCTGTTTCACAAGTAAACTCTCCAGAAATCTGAATGTCATCCACTGTGCTGTTTTTATATCCATACATCTGATAATTGCTATGAATAGTGCTGATGGAATTATATTCTGCTTTGGTGCTAACAGTAATACTTGGGTTATAGGGCCAAACGACTCCTCCTGTTTTTTCTAGAAGCGTAAATAATGGCGAGTTGAAAATATTCCACTGGCAGGTGATCCTTACTCTCCAATCTCCTTTAGTCCCCGGAAACAATTGGATCGGCGTTCCTTGTTTTAAAAATAACTCACCGCCAGCAGGAAGATTCGCTCCCCTACCAAGGCTAAGAATATTGTTTAACATTCCAGCACCTTTAGAAATATTGCCTGCAAGTCCCATTAATCCACCTGCTAAATTTCCGCCGGTTAATTTATTAATGCTACCAGATATATCTGCGGTAATATTGCTGATAGATCCTGTTACAGATTGTAATGATCCTATGTTTGCGTTGACTCCGGGTAGACTTGATGCTACGTTTTGTATACCCCCAAGTGCTTTTGATGTCTGCCCAAACGCAGCCGTTAAAGTTGATCCTGTATTAGCAACCACTGTTCCGCCTACAAGACCGTTTAATCCGCTATTCAACCCGCCGCTTAAACGTGACATTTTTGAATCTAAGTTAGCTTTGGTAACAGCGTCGCCCACTTGTGGTAGAGCTGCTTGACCTTCGTTTGTAGCCTTAGAAATGGCACTGGCTACTTGATTTACTAGCTGTGCGATAGGGTTGATAGATAGTGACATTTTGAGTAAATTCCTAATGTTATACTCTATTTATTTTAGTAAAAATATGCTATTATAATTTAAATAGGAGAATTCTAATTTATGAATGCACCACCAAAGATAAAATACCTAACCAACAAAGATCTGTTAAGAGAGATACACCTTAGTAAAAACACATATTGTTCCTTTACTAAACAAGAATACAGCGAGTATGACCTAATTGTTACGAGCTTAGAAAAAATCAATGTCAGAACAATAGCAGAAGCTAAACGAAATCGAGCAGCAAAACTTTCTAAGAAAGCACACGAAGCTGCTGTGCTAGCTGAAGGCAAAAAGCTCAGCGCAAAAGATTTTGAAATCGATTATAAAAAAGTTGCCAAGCAAGATGTAGTTTTCCGCATCATGACTTTTGAACATGTGCCGCTGGCACCGGGTCGCAAAAAGACATTAAAGAATACCGCAGACAGCCACGAGAAAGTAAACTTTCCTCCTTTTCAACATTGGAAGTTTGATGACAACGACAATCTAATATTAGTAGGAAAGAGTCATTGGAAAGGCGGCTTAAAAACCGGAACATTCTCAAAAGATCACGGGCAGATGACTGATAATCTAGCTCGTATGTTTTTAAAGCTCTGCGAAAGGTATGCTACTCGTGGTAACGTCCGAGGTTATACCTACAACGACGAAATGAAAGGTCAGGCTATTTTACAGCTTACCCAGATAGGACTACAATTCGATGAAAGTAAATCTGATAATCCTTTTGCTTATTATACTGCTGCCGTTACTAATTCATTCGTTAGAATCATCAACATCGAAAAACGTAACCAAAACATTAGAGATGACATATTGGAGATGAACGGAATGAATCCAAGTTGGACTCGCCAAAATAGCGGAGGAGGCAGCGGAGCAGCTTCGGCTCCGATTACGATCGATACCTCCGATTGGGATTGACATTTTCTCTTAATAAAGTTATTATAATTCTATGAATCTATTCAAAAAAGCAGCCTGTTTTACAGATATACATTTTGGTTTAAAGAGTGGCAGTAGAACACACAACATTGACTGTGAAGAGTTTGTCAAATGGTTTTGTGAAGCTGCTAAAGCTGAAGGTGCAGAGACTTGTATCTTCCTAGGCGACTGGCATCACAATCGCTCGACTACAGATGTCAGCACAATGAATTATACATTGTCTAACCTAGAACATCTAAGTCAAAACTTCGAACGTGTATATTTTATCCTAGGTAACCACGATCTATTCTATAAGGACAAGCGTGAGATTAACTCAGTTGAGTTTATGCGTCTGTTCCCTAATGTAGTTCCTATCAGAGACATCTTTACAGAAGGCGATGTAACTATCATGCCTTGGCTCGTAGGAGACGAATGGCAGAAGGTTCCTAAGATCAAAAGCAGATATATTTTTGGTCATTTAGAATTGCCGCATTTTTACATGAATGCCATGGTGCAGATGCCAGATCATGGGCAATTACAGGATGGGCATTTTGTTAATCAAGAATACGTATTCACTGGTCACTTCCATAAGCGTCAGCACAAAGGTAAAGTTGTTTATATCGGTAATGCTTTTCCTCACAACTATGCGGATGCCGGAGACGACGAGCGTGGTATGATGCTGTTAGAATGGGGTGGGAAACCCGAGTATAAAACTTGGCCTGCTCAACCGATATATAGAACATACAAACTTAGTCAGATCATCGACACACCAGATAAGTTACTGCGTGAAAAGATGCATTGCCGCGTAACTATCGACCTTCCTATTTCTTTTGAAGAAGCTAATTTCATTAGAGATACATTTATTCCTCAATACAATCTACGAGAATTAATGTTAATTCCCGAAAAGGTAGAAGTTGAAAGTGCTTCAGTGCCTATCGATATTAAATTTGAATCAGTTGATACTATCGTCATGAATCAAATCAATGCTATCGAAAGCGAGACCTACGATAAAGCACTGCTAATGGAGATTTATAAAGAACTATGATTAAGATTAAAAATCTTACTGTAAAAAATTTCATGAGCGTGGGTAATCAAACCCAAGCCATCGACTTTGACCGTGGACAATTAACTTTAGTTCTAGGTGAAAATTTAGATCTAGGAGGTGATGACTCGGGCGCCAGAAATGGCACAGGCAAAACTACAATCATCAACGGACTAAGTTATGCAATCTACGGTCAAGCCTTAACTAACATCAAGCGTGATAATCTTATCAATAAGATTAACGGCAAAGGAATGTTAGCAACTGTGACATTTGAAAAAAATGGCATAGAGTATCACATCGAGAGAGGTCGTAAACCTAACTTACTAAAGTTTAGTATCAACGGACAAGAACAAGAATTACAAGATCTAGACGAAAGCCAAGGTGATTCTAGAGAAACACAAAAGTCAATCGAAGATGTTATAGAAATGAGCCACGAAATGTTTAAACATCTTGTGGCATTGAACACCTATACTGAACCTTTCTTATCGATGAAAGCTGCTGATCAGCGTAGCATCATTGAACAACTGCTGGGAATTACACAGTTATCTGAAAAAGCAGAAACGTTGAAAGAACAGATTAAGGCAACTAAAGATTCTATCTCTGCAGAAAATACTAAAATTGAAACTATCAAGGCTAGCAACGAGCGCATTCAACAAAGCATCGAAAGCCTAGAAAGAAAACAAAGGCTTTGGAACGACACAAAAGAAAAAAGTATTGAAACTATATTAAAAAGTATCGACCATCTAAGTGATATCGACATAGAACATGAAATAGTTAATCAACGGGCTTTGGTTGAGTGGACTAAAAACAAAAAAGAAAGAGACGGTCTATTAAGTTTGATCGCAAAACAAACTGCTACCATCGATAAAGAGCAGAAAGTTTTTGATAAACTGACAAAAGAACTGGCGTCCCTAGCTGATCATAAGTGTCATAGCTGCGGACAGGACCTGCATGACGAGAAACATAACGTCATGGTCGAATCTAAGAACAAACAGGTCAACGAAAGCCGAGAGTCTCTCAAAGAACATCAGTTAGAATTAGCAGATCTCAATGAAGCATTATTACTGTTGGGTGATCCTACTGATTGTCCTAAGGTGATTTACGACAATTTAGAAGAAGCATTAAATCATAAAAACACCATAGACGGATTAAACAAAGATCTAGAGCTTAAGAAAGCTGAAGAAAATCCCTATGACGAACAGATCGAAGAACTAAAAAACACTGCCCTACAAGAAGTTAACTGGGATCATGTTAACGACCTAACCAAGGTTAAAGATCATCAGGAGTTCTTACATAAACTACTGACTAACAAAGACTCGTTTGTTCGCAAACGCATCATAGATCAAAACCTAGCATTTTTGAATCAACGATTAACCTATTATCTCGACAAGATCGGCTTACCACATATCGTAGAATTTCAGAACGATCTGTCTGTGATCATAACACAGCTTGGTCAAGATCTAGACTTTGATAATCTAAGCCGTGGAGAGCGCAATAGATTGATACTTTCTCTAAGCTGGGCGTTCCGTGATGTGTGGGAAAACCTGTATCGTCCGATCAACCTATTGTTTATCGACGAGCTAGTAGATTCGGGTATGGATGCCAGCGGTGTTGAAAGCTCGATCGCTGTGTTAAAACGTATGACCAGAGAAAGACAAAAGAATGTATTCTTAATTTCTCACAAAGACGAACTAATGAATCGTGTAAACCACGTATTGAAAGTGATTAAAGAAAATGGATTCACTAGTTATTCAACTGATATTGAAATATTAGAATGAGCACAGACTCTCATGATAAGATGATCGAAGCGTTCCAGCAGTATTTTAAATGGCAGGAACGCTTTGAATATAAAGGCAGCGACGAGGCAGGCATTAAGGCACGATTTTGGTTATCAGAAATACGCAACGAGGCAAGTAAAAGGCGAGTAGAAATACAGGAAAAACGTGAGGCTCGTAAATTAGCCAGAAAAGGCAAGCTAGGTCGACCGCCAAAACTAACTAAGTGAGTGCAGTGGACTTATCAAAATCAACCCGTAGAAGAAATACCCGAAGGCTATATTGGCTTTGTTTATCTCATCACTAATCTCACGACCGGACAAAAATACATAGGCAAAAAACTAGCACAGTTTAAACGCACAAAACCACCACTCAAAGGCAAAAAACTTAAACGCAGGAGCACAGTAGAAAGCGATTGGCGCGATTACTGGGGTTCTAGCGATAGGTTAAACGCAGATGTCCAAGCACTAGGTCCGGCAAATTTCACTAGAGAAATACTTTATCTTTGCAAATCCAAGGCAGAAATGTCATATTTAGAGGCTAGAGAGCAGTTTGAACGCAGGGTTTTAGAAACCGACGACTATTATAATGGCATTATAAACGTCAGAGTAGGCGGATCGAACATACTTAGGCAGCGTCTTTTAGAACAAAATCAGGCAAAATAATGCGGTTTTTTGGCTAGCGCAGGCCTAAGTTCGTGCGCTCTAAACCTGGTCAATCGTGGTCACAGGGACGGAATTCCATGCCGCAATGGTGCTCAACTACTACCCATTTATGGATGAAGATCGCTTAAAACCTGCGATTTAGTTGTTTGAAAAGGATTTGTAAAGGTAAAATGAGGGGAGAAAAACCCCACGTCTGCAATAATGATAGCGTATTATTGTAGGCCGCCGTTGTATAAAGACGGAGCTCGAGGTATCGGACAACCGCCTCTGTAATGCTCTAACGCTGTGTGACATGATTCGACTCGGATAATGTTTTTTCTTTGCCCGGCAACGGGCAAAGTGTGACTGAAACGATCTGGATAATGCTAAACTTTGCGCTTCGCGCAAAAAAATTATTTCATGCATCTATGAAATAATTAAAAGAAAAGGAATAATGCGCTGAGCGTAAGCGAAAGCGCAAAAGAGCTTTAGCTCTTTCTTCCGATAAATAAACTATAATTCTTTGGATTAATGACTAAATGCGAATTACCCAAGTTCAAAACTCTTATCTCTACGAAGGCCTAGATCGCTCGACATCAAATTCTATGATGTTATGGGAAAGTGCGGGTTTCAAGTTACGTGAAGCAGCACTGACAGCCGATCAAATACAACAGATATTCCAATCCGTAGAGCAGGGTGCTACTGATGCTGGCAGTAATCGCACATTATTGGGCAAAGGCAAAGATGCCGCTTCGGCAGTTAACAAAGCCTGGGAAGATCTAAAGACAAAAATTCAAGACAGTGGTCCTATCAAAGCCGTAGATCAAAAGTATGACGACGTTGTAGCTAAGATCGAAAAAGGACTAGGTGGTCCAGATAACGCTATCAATAAAATAATCCAATCATATCGTAAGTTTGCCAAAGAGCATCCTATCGCACAGGGTTTCATTTACTCTGCATTGATCGCTGCTGCTGGTATTTCAGGCGCAGGACTTGGTGGTGCAGCGGTATTAGGTCTGCTGAAGATGACAGACAAACTGTTGCAAGGTGAAAAGTTTTCGTCTGCAGCCTATTCAGGCGCCAAAACTGGTGCAATGGCCTTTGCTGCTTCCAAGCTAGGTGACTTAATCAAAGGCGTTAAACCTGGTGAACAGGTTCCTGAACCCGATCCGGGCTCAGTCGCTTGGGAAAAAAGAGATTTTGAAAACTACGATTACTACATGCATCCTAACAACGGCACTGTGGTCCAAGTGCCAAAAGGTATGGGTTCACCGTTTGATTCTAGCACAGCCGCAGGACAGGCCAGAGATCAATTAATAGCAGCAAACAATGCCGCTGGATCAGGAGCGAAGTCTGCACTGAAAGATCTAGCCACTGACCCAAATCTAAGTCCTATACAACAAAAGTTAGCCGCTGACCTTGCCGCAGGAAAAAATGTGCAGGGTGCAGATGAATTTATTAGAAAGGCCATAGCCGGTGCTGCTAAACGTCAATCTATGATCGGTGATAATCCAGATGGTTCGGCAGGCGAAGCCATGCGCCAGTTCATGTCTTTACAAAGATTGCAGCAGGCAGCAATGGGCGACAGCATTATACGCACAGGGAAGAAACTGTCTGAAGGTCAAGTCTATATGATCTTCAATCGTGTCATCCGTAAAGAACTCACAGAAGGACCTATGGACGCGATCAAAGGAGCTGCTGGCAAAGCCGCTGGTTGGTTAGCGACCAAAGGCAAGAACTTAACTACTAAAATTACCGCAGACAAATTAAATTCTGCTTGGCAGAACGCAGGATCACCATCTGACCCTGATGATTTACATAATGTTATCACTGGAACCGGAGTTGCTCCTGACCTAGTCGATGCGGTCTACAAAGATTTAGGAATCTCTAGTGCTGTTCAGCCCGCGCCTGACGAAGAAAAAGCCAAAAGCAAGACCGACTATGCGTCAATCAAAGAATTAGTATTAAAATTAGATAAAAAAGGTAAACAGCGCATCGCTGCTTATCTGCAAAAACAACTAGGAACCGCTTGATATGAGAATAAATGAACTAATCACAGAAAGTCAACAGCTAGACGAAGGACCATTGGCCAACAAGATCGGCTCAGCAGTAGGCAAAGGTGTAGGCACACTGGCCAAAGGCGTGGGCGCCGTAGCCGGAGGTGTAGCAGGTCTAGGTGCTGCGGTTAAGAAAGGTTTTGCCGCAGGTAAGAAAACAGTGGCAGGTGCTGGAGACGATGACAGCGGTTCTGCCACAGCTCAAGCAGCGCCAGGTAGCACCACAGGCGAACCTGCACAACCAGCACCTACAGGCGGAGCAGCAGGAGCAGATGCTCAAAGCGGAGCCGCTACCGACACAGGAGCAGCACCAGCAGGTGGCAAGAAGCCAGGTTTTGTAGCAGGTCTCAAAGCAGGACTAGCAGGTAAAAAAGGACAGCCCGCCGCTGAACCAGCTGCTGGAGGAGCAGCACCAGCAGCAGCACCCGCAGGCGGTAGCGCAGCCGCACCAGCAGCAGGAGCCGAAGAAGAGCCCGCAGCAGCCGCAGCACCAACTGCACAAGATATTAATGCACAAGGTCCTGCAGGAACTGCACCCGCAAAACAACAGACAGGAGCAGCAGCACAGGCTATACAAAAAACTGCACAGGCCACACAAGATGCTGGCACAGAAAAAGCCGGACAGACAGTTTACGCTCAGGTTAAATCACAGATTAACAATCTAGATAAAAAAGGTAAACAACGTATCCTACAACTGCTACAGAAAAGTCTAACACAACCAGATCCTAAAGCAGCCAAAGCAGGTGCAGCACCAGCAGCAGGCGCTCAACCAGCGGCTCAACCGGCAGCGGAACCAGCTGCTCAGGCAGCACCAGCAGCAGCACCTGCAGCTCAAGCAGCACCTGCTGCTGAACCAGCGGCTCCTAAGAAGAAAGGTCGAGCTAAGAAAGCCGCAGCACCAACACAGGCAGAAATTGATGCTGACCGCGAACGCATTATGGGTGTGACATCTGATTCAAAGATTAACGCAGGAAATCCGTTAGCTGAAGCGTTGGCTGCTAAAGTTGAACAACACAAACGTCAAATGTTTGAACAGAGTTTGCGCAAAGGCGAATTTAAAATTTTTACAAAATGAAAATCAATGAAATAGTTGTAGAAAGTGATGTCGGTGACATTGCCAATCTCAGTGCTAAGAATGTTGGCTCTGGTTACGACGCTGTCAACAAATTATTTTCGCCTTCACAATGGTTTAAAGGCAGTGTAAAAACTGACGACGAACCAGCTGTTCAAAAAACCAGTCCTAAAACAATCAAACCTTCGTCGACACAGCATCTAGAAAGAGAAGCTGTGATTGACGCTAGTCAAGGTAAAGAATTATTTAGAAACGATCTAGCACAGATTAAAACTGTCTATGGAAAAATTAAGTCTGGAGATATTGCTGTAAATGATTCTAACAATACTATGTTAGCTCTTAAAGCAGTGATTAAAGGCCAACCTCTAGACGATCAACAAAAAGTGTTATTAGCCCAGCTAGCCAAACAACTTTAAAAGAAAGGTAGTCCTGTCTTTTTAGTTGTTTCGAGATTTTCTTTTATAATTTCACCAACGATTTCTCGTTCTTCCCAACTTAGGCTCATGCCTTCGCTGTAAGAAAGACCCCTCATATACCAACATAGTTTGAGAACTTCTTTCTTTACAGCCCTAACGTCTTTGTCCATTTTCTTAGACAAGTCCATGATCTCAGGCAAGGGCAGGCTTAAGATCTGGCGGCGAAAAAATTTGATTGGTCCATAGTCACAGGAAGGTCAAACTGTTGATGACATTCCTCGCACTCTGCATTCTGGACTTTCATTTCCATTTGTTCTTTCACACCAGCTACATGTTTAGAAATTTTATCAAATATGTCTTTAGAACAGTTATTGATAAACTCTTTGATCATAGGTTTGTCAGTAACTTCACCATCGGGCGTAGAAATTTTAGCAATACAATCGCCGATGACATCAACAGTGAGTTCTGTTAGCTTAACAAAACTCTTGCCAAAGCGATCCATTTTTTCTTCATCGCTCATATCTTCGTCATTAATGATATTAAAAATACGCTGTTGTTCTAGAGTCTTTATTGAAGTCTTGGTGATCTCTTGATAAGTGTAAGGTCTTACATGAACTGTTAAAGGATCTACTGGAATTTCGCTAGTATATGTAAAATTGGCAAACACGTTTAACCAAAGATTAAGGTCGATGTCATAACTGTTTTCGTGATTGCAATGAGGACAGTTAGCACCCACTTCCATTTTTTCTCCGTAGGTAGCGATTCGAATCGCGATCAACACGAAGTCTAGATCGATACTAGGCATCTTCCAAGGATCTAAGATAGCTGGAAAACAGCTCTTGATAACTTCTACAGTGCTTTGACCAGATAATAATGCATCGGGAGTTTTGAACATTAGTTCATCTTTAGCGGTCATAGCATACACAGGATACTCTCCTGTAGTGCTGACATCTAGTGTTCCCGGAGGATAAAACTCTCCATTTGACGGAAGTTTAACGTAGATCTTTGGTTGTCTGAACCAACCAGCTAGGGGATTTTTTTTCGCTCCTGATTGCTGATTTAACAATTCACTCATTTTTTCTCCAATAAATACAATTAGCGTCTTGTATTTATATACGCATTTTTCTGGGGAAAAAATAAAATATGGCCGGTGTAATGATTGATATTCCAGGTATTGGTAACGTAGAAGCCAAAAATGCGGCCACAGAATCAACTCTCAGAGAGATACTAAAAGCGATCGAGGGTGGCGCCGGTGGCGGCTATAAAAAAGGTGGTAAGCCCGGCACCGAAGAAAAGAATAAAGGTAAAGACACCGGCGGTGGCGGTGGCAAAGAAGGCGGAGGGGGAGGTAAATCTGCTCCTAGCATGTTTGGTCTTGGGAAAGCAGTTGGTGCAGCTATAAGACCAATACAACAAGTCACTGGCGGATTTATGGCGCTAGGAGAACAGAGCGCGAACTTAATACAAAAATTTGCCAATGTTGGAGATAGTTTCAGCGGAGCTGCTTCAGTATTTTCAGGTATTCCTGTTTTAGGCACAGTTTTTGCAGCCGTAGCTGCTGCCGCAGATAAAACACTAGCATCATATCAATCAGCTACAGCTGGTGGTGCTACATTTGGAGGTAGCATGAATGCCTTTGCCGGAGCTGCTAGTGCAGCCGGTATGACCATGGACAAATTTGGTGCTCTGATAGCACAGAACAGTGAAGCACTGATGACATTGGGTGGAACTACTGAAGCAGGTGCTAAACGATTTGCTGCTCTTGGAAAAGAAATTAGAAATAGTGGAGTTGGTGCTCAATTATATGGTCTTGGTATGACTACTGAACAGGTCAACCAAGGTATGGCAAACTATATTAAAATGTATGGAGCCAACGGAGCTTTACAAAATAAATCAACGAAAGAACTAGCTGCCGGTGCAGGAAATTATCTGAAAGAATTAGATGCGCTGGCAAAAATTACTGGACAGAATAGAGCAGAAATACAAAAAGAACAAGAAGCAAGGATGAAAGACTCGCAGTTCCGTGCGGCTATTGCGAACCTCGATGCCGACCAACAAAAAATGATGAATAACTTCATCAGTCAGTTTCCTAAAGAACAACAAGAAGCTGTTAAGGATATGATCGCCACAGGAAACATAACTTCTGATGCAGCTATATTATTCAACCAGCAAATGGGCGGAACTGCACAAGAAGTTATGAACATGGGTAACATTATCAAAGGTGGAGGAAAACTTACCCAACAACAATATGATAATGCTTACAAAGGAGCAATCAGAGAAGCTAAAGTAGCTGCTCAGTCAGACGAAGCAAGAACACAGGCTTTATATAACAGCCAGCAGTTTGGAAATACCTATATTGGTCTCGCAGAATTAGCCAAGCGTGATATCAACGGAAAAGAAAAAGCCTTAACAGAACAAGAAAAAGCAGCACAGGCTCAAGCGGCAGCACAGGAAAAAGCTAAACAAGCCCTTGCAGCATTTAGTAACGATTTTCAAATGGCACTGGCTAATAGTGGAATACTTAAGCTATTAATGGACGCATTTAAACTTGCAGCTGACCTTGTTATGGACTGGGTAGTTCCTGCGTTCCATATATTTTCTGCGGTGATAACAGAAGTCGGAACCTTCTTGATCACTAATTTAAAACCAGTGTTTGAAACCGTATCATCATTTATCAAAGATACGTTATATCCTATATTCCTTGATCTTGCAGCGATAATTGTAGTAGACGTATGGCCAGCTTTACAAGCAGTAGGAGATATCATTCAAACTTACGTATGGCCTGCCTTACAGACCATAGGCGGTGTGATAATGGATTATGTATATCCGGTGTTTGAAACTATGTATACCTTTATCGCTGATAACTTACAACCTATATTATTAGCTTTAGGCACAGCCCTAGTAGCCTATGCAGGTTATGTGACCATCATGAATGGTTTAGAACTAATTCGAAACGGATTATTAATTGCATCTAGCTTAGGCCTAGGAGGATTAGCCACCGCGGCTTGGGCAGCGGCTGCACCTATACTAGCTGTCGTGGCTCCTGTTGTAGCTCTGATAGGATTATTTGTCTACCTATACAAAAACGGATGGACGCTGAGCACAGCATTCGAAGCCATTAAAGATAATATAGAACGTTTTGGTATGAGTTTCATGGAAATGTTGGATTTTATTAGAAATAAATTACCCAATGATTGGGGTGGAATTTCTGATGAAGAAAAGAAATTAAGAGATGCAGAACGAGAAAAACGTAGAAAAGAACTAGACGAAAAAGAAAAAGACAGAGACAAAGCAAGAGCAGCCAAAGCCGAGGAACGATCATCGGAAAATAAAGCACAACAAAGAAAAGCTGCTGCTGCGAAAATTGATCAAAAGATTATAGATCTTAAGAATCAAGGCGCTGGAGGACTAGGTGCTGCTAATGCTAGAGAACAAAAAGCTAGAGATAAAGCCGCCGAATTAAAAGAACAAGAACTTAATCTTGAAGATCCAACACAGATGTTGCTTGGATATGCTCAACAACAAAAGAGTGCATTTATTAAAAATGCAGAAGGCAAAGCCGGAGACAAATCAGCTACAAAACCAAGTGCAGTTATTAAAAATCCAGAAAGTGCCGCTACTGCTGGAGCAGAAGGAACTAAAAAAGCCATAGAAGCTAGAGCTGAAGAAAAAGCCAAAGCTGAAGAAAAAGCCAAAGCTGACGCTGCTGCAAAGAAGGAAGCAGAAGATAAAGCCAAAGGAAAAGGTCCTGCACCAGCTACTCAAGAATCGGCCGAAACCTTGTTGGCTAGCTTAAATACTAAGATGGATCAACTTATAAAAATCAATAAAGGTGTTCACGAAGTCAACGAGAAACAGCTCACTGTTCAACAGAGCTTTTCGGGCGATGTATACGCTGCTGTCTAAGTGATAATTCATAATGAGTTGGAAAAAATACTTTACCCCTGTTAACGTAGAAAACAGCAAATCTTTAAGTCCGATCAGTGGACGAGGAAGACCGGGACCAGCACGAGCAAATTACAGCTCGTTCTTGCCTGATGTATATGCAGGAGCACCAAATCGTGTTGAACGTTATATGCAATACGATACCATGGATATGGACAGCGAAGTAAATGCTGCATTAGACATCCTTGCAGAATTCTGCACACAAAAAGACAAAGAGAATCTAACTCCGTTCCACGTAGCATTTCGCGGATCTCCTACTTCTACTGAAACTAAGATCATCAAAGACAGTTTGCAAAAATGGTGCAAACAAAATCAGTTCGAAACTAGAATCTTCCGTATAGTTAGAAACGCATTCAAATACGGAGACTGTTTCTTTGTCAGAGATCCACAGACTAAGAAATGGTTGTTTGTCGATGCTGCTAAAGTATCTAAAATTATCGTAAACGAAAGTGAAGGTAAGATTCCTGAGCAGTATGTGTTAAAAGATATTAACTTTAATTTCAAAGACTTAATAGCAGTAACACCGCACGGAACAGCCAACACAGCTCCTAGCGGAACAAGCTCATATACCACCGGTGGAGGGTTTGGCCGAGGCATGGTTGGAGCAGCAGCCAATCCTCCAGGAACAAGATTTCAAAATGCTCAAAACGAAATAGCTGTTGATGCAAAAAATGTTATACATATTAGCCTAAGCGAAGGCCTAGACAACAACTATCCATTTGGTAATTCTTTACTAGAATCAGTTTTCAAAGTCTACAAGCAGAAAGAACTGCTCGAAGACGCTATCATTATCTATCGTATACAACGTGCTCCAGAAAGACGTATTTTCTATGTGGACGTTGGAAATATGCCAGCACACATGGCTATGAGCTTTGTTGAACGTGTTAAGAATGAAATCCAACAAAGACGCATTCCTTCAGCCACAGGTGGTGGAGCAAACGTCATAGACAGTAGCTATAATCCACTAAGTGTAAACGAAGATTACTTCTTCCCGCAGACTGCAGAAGGTCGTGGATCAAAAGTTGAAACACTGCCAGGAGGAACTAACCTAGGCGAAATCACAGACCTACGTTATTTTACCAATAAATTGTTCCGTGCTCTGCGTATTCCTGCAAGCTACTTACCAACAGCGATCGATGAACAACCAAACACCATGGCCGATGGCAAAGTGGGAACAGCATACATCCAAGAATTAAGATTCAATGAATATTGTAAACGTCTACAATCTATGATCGTAGAAACATTTGATTTAGAATTTAAAATTTGGATGAACAGTCAAGGGGTTAATATTGATTCGGGTTTATTTGAACTTAAATTCAATCAGCCCCAGAACTTTGCTGCTTATCGCCAATCAGAACTTGACACAGCAAGAGCAGCAACATTTACACAGGTAGTTCAAATTCCTCATCTAAGTAAACGTTTTGCTATGAAGCGTTTCTTAGGAATGACTGAAGAGGAAATCAAAGAAAACGAAAGACTATGGAGAGAAGAGAACGGTTCTACTCTTAAACCAAAAACAGATTCTGCACAAGATATGAGATCTGTAGGAGTATCCCCAGGCGGACTAGCAGCAGATGCTGCTGGACAAGGAGCAGAAGCACCAGACGACATGGCCGCAGCAGCCGAACTTGGCGCAGAAGGCGGAGCTGAAGCAGCACCGGCTGAACCTCCTGCTCAATAATAAATACATTATGCTTCTTAACGAATTTTTCTATTTTAACGAAAAAAACAACGACTTTGCTAACGATCGTAGATACGATAACAGCAGAGATAGTTCTGTTTTAGAAAAAGACGATACCCGTAAAATTCGCCTAACTCTAAAGATGATAAATCAGATGAGACTACAGAGCGAAGCTCATATGGTCGAACAAGAATCTGAACTAAACTTTATTAGACAGATGTATGCAACACCAGCAGAAGCAGCACCAGCCCAATAACATCGCATTTGTAGTAGGAAACGGAATCAGCAGAAATTGTGTTGATGTTTCTAATCTCACATCTCTAGGCACAACTTACGGTTGCAATGCACAATACAGAGAATTTAACCCTCATTTTTTAGTAGCAGTTGACGTTAAAATGGTCAACGAAATCATCGCATCAGGTTGGCACAAAGAGCATCAAGTATGGACTAATGCTAACAAAGGCATTACTTCTAAACACAATATTAATTTCTTTACTCCACATAAAGGTTGGAGCTCGGGTCCTACAGCATTATGGTTCGCAGCTACTAATGGGCATAAAGAAATCTATATACTAGGCTTTGACTATCAAGGCCTAAATGGAAAGTTTAATAATGTATATGCAGATACATTCAATTATAAAAAATCCACCGATTCTGCAACCTTTTTTGGTAACTGGTTAAGTCAAACTGAAAAGGTAATTAAGGATTTTAAGCACACTAAGTTTATTAGAGTGATAGAGCCCGGTGGTTTTATACCAGATAAATTAGGACCCACTCTTCCTAATCTTACCCATATAACTTATAAAGAATTTGGACAAAAATTCACAAACGCAGTTTATCTCGATCGTTTTGATCAAAAAACTACCATTTAAAGTCATTTTTTTATCTGCGTATTAAATAAAGCACAGCCTTGACAATTAGGAGAATAGCTATGGCCGACAAAAATATTTTAGAACAGATGCTTGAGCATCTTGTTAACGACGAACAGCAAAAAGCTGAAGAATTATTCCACGAGTATGTAGTTGCTCGTTCACGTGAAATCTACGAAGGTCTAATCCAAGAAGATTTTGATCTAGAAGAAGAAGAAGACGAAGACGACGAAGACAAAAAAGTCGATGAAGCTTCCGACGAAGACGAAGACGACGAAGACAAAAAAGTCGATGAAGAATTCGAAGATATCGCAATCGAAGGTGATGACGAAATGGGCGATATGGGCGGAGATCCAACTGACGACCTAGAAGGTGAGTTAGACATGGGCGACGACGAAGGTGAAGAAGGTGAAAAGTCTGAAGAAGAACTTTTCCAAGACCTAGACGCTATTGTAGACGAACTACAAGCTAAGTTTGATGAATTAAAAGGTGGCGATGAGCCAGACATGGGCGGCGACGAAGAAGAAATGAAAGACGCAATGGATCCAGAATTAGCTACAGTTCGTGAATATGTAGAAAAAGTTCAAAAACCAGCAGCTGGCGATAACGGTGCTAATGCTAAATCGATCGTAGCAGGTAAGAACGATATGGGCGGTTCTGCTAAGAACATCGCTCAAGGCACAACAGCAAACGACGGCGAAGTTGGTGCAGGCAGCAAAATTAAAGGTTCTGCTCTAAACGATCAGAATCCAAAAGAAGATAATGCTGGTAACATCAATGTTCCAGGCGGCAAAGCAGGTAATGCTTTTAGCAAGAAAGAGCCCGGACATGGTGCTGAGAAAGCTGGTGCAAAAGAATCAGCTGACAACAAGCAAAGCCTTTTCCGTGGTCGTAGATAATAGGACGACGACGTGAAACATACCCTATCAGAACATTTGAGTTTTGACCAGGCTAAGATTGTCTTGGAGCGAGATGAGAGCGACGGCAAAAAGTCGTTGCACTTAAACGGGATTTGCATCCAAGGAGACATCCGCAATGCAAATCAACGTGTTTATTCTTCTCAAGAAATTGGCAGGGCTGTCAAGACGCTCAACGAACAGATCTCTGGCGGATACTCAGTTCTTGGGGAAGTTGATCACCCGCAGGATTTGAAAATCAATCTAGATCGTGTTAGTCATATGATTACCAAGATGTGGATGGACGGTCCTAACGGCTACGGAAAACTTAAAATCCTCCCTACTCCAATGGGTCAACTAGTTCAGACCATGTTAGAGTCGGGAGTTAAGTTGGGTGTTAGTAGTAGAGGTTCCGGCGAAGTAGATGGAAATGGTAATGTCAATGGTTTTGAAATTATCACAGTCGACGTAGTAGCCCAACCATCTGCCCCGGGGGCATACCCAACTCCAGTTTATGAACACTTGATGAACAACACAGGTGGCTATCAGGCATTCAGAATAGCACAAGAAGTCAAAGGCGATCCACAGGCACAAAAATACCTAGCAGAGTCCTTAAAGAGAATCATCTCAGGACTCAAATAACGAAGGAGAATCACATGCTAGACATCGTAAAACAATTGTTCGAGAACAATGTGATTTCCGAGGAAATTAAATCGGAGATTGAATCTGCTTGGGAAGGCAGAATTCAAGAAAACCGTGATCAAGTAACAGCTGAACTCCGTGAGGAGTTTGCTCAGAAATATGAGCATGACAAGACTGCAATGGTGGAAGCCGTTGAAGCCATGTTAGCAGATCGTCTACAAGCAGAGCTAGGCGAATTAGCAGAAGACCGTCAAGGTTTAATTGAAGCTAGAGCCAAGTATGCTAAGAAAATGAAAGATGATTCCAAAGCAATGGAATCATTTGTCTTGAATAACCTTAAGAAAGAACTAGCAGAATTACATGAAGACCGCAAGAAAGTTGCATCTAATGTAGCTAAACTAGAATCATTCATAGTGGATGCACTAGCGAAAGAAATCGCAGAATTCCACAGTGATAAGAAAGACCTAGCTGAAACCAAAGTTAAATTGGTTCGCGAAAGCAAAGCTAAGTTTGAACAGGTTAAGAAAGAATTCATTGCTCGTTCAGCACAGTTAGTTTCAGAATCAATCTCTAAAGGATTGAAAGCTGAAATGACACAGCTACGCGAAGACATCGAAACTGCTCGTAAGAACGACTTTGGTCGCAGAATTTTTGAAAGCTTCGCAAGCGAGTATGCAGCATCTCATTTAAATGAGAAATCTGAAACAGCTAAACTTCTACAAGTTGTTGCGACGAAAGAAGCAGAACTAGAAGAAGCAGCTAAGATTGTTGCAGAATCACAAAAACTAGTAGAAAGCAGAGAACAAGAATTACGCATCGCACGTGACCAAGCGACCCGCAAAGATTTAATGAGCGAGTTGTTAGGCCCATTAGGTGGCGACAAGCGTAGTGTTATGAGTGATTTACTAGAATCAGTTCAAACTGAAAAATTAAGATCAGCTTTCGACAAGTATCTACCAGCCGTAATGGATGGTGGAATACCGGCGAAGAAAGCATTGACAGAAGGCAAAGAAATTACAGGCGATAAGCAGGCACAACCATCAAGCGGTCAAGAAGAGAAGACCGCTGAAATATTTGACATCCGCAGGCTTGCGGGACTTAAAGTTTAAGGAGAACTATAATGTCACAATTACTCGAGTCACGCTGGTCGGAAACTAAAGAGGCTCTTTTAGAAGGCCTACAAGGTAACAAGCGTTCAGTAATGGCAGCTACTCTAGAAAATACCCGCAAGTATTTGTCAGAGAGTGCTACTGCTGGTGCTACTTCCGCCGGTAACGTTGCAACACTAAATCGTGTGATCCTACCAGTGATCAGACGTGTCATGCCAACCGTTATTGCTAACGAGTTGGTCGGCGTTCAGCCAATGACAGGACCAGTTGGTCAGATCCATACTCTACGTGTTCGCTATGCAGATAGCTTTACAGGTAGCGCAGGTGGTTCTACTACAGCTGGAGAAGAGGCACTAAGCCCATTCAAGATTGCTGAAGGCTATTCTGGTAACACTAACGGCAAGGCAGATGCTACAGCCGCTAAAGAAGGTGTTGCTGGTAACAGACTAAGCATTCAAATCTTGAAACAAACAGTCGAAGCTAAGACACGTAAGTTGTCAGCTCGCTGGACGTTTGAAGCTGCTCAAGATGCACAAGCCCAACAAGGTATTGACATCGAAGCAGAAATCATGGCTGCTTTAGCTCAAGAAATCACAGCAGAAATCGATCAAGAAGTTCTATCTTCATTGACAACTCTAGCTGGCACACAAAACAACCTTGCTTATGACCAGGCAGCAGTTTCTGGCACAGCAACATTTGTTGGTGACGAACACGCTGCTCTAGCTGTTGCTATCAATCGCGTAAGCAACAGAATCGCTCAGCGCACACGTCGCGGTGCAGGTAACTGGGCTGTGGTATCCCCACAAGCTCTAACAATCCTTCAAAGTGCTACAACTTCTGCGTTCGCAAGAACAACAGAAGGCACATTCGAAGCTCCAACAAACACCAAGTTCGTTGGAACATTGAACGGCGCAATGAAGATCTACGTTAACACATTTGCTACAGAAACTTCTGGCAGCGACAAAGTGTTGATTGGTTACAAAGGTTCTAGCGAATCTGACGCAGCAGCATTCTACTGCCCATACATTCCATTGATGAGCAGCGGTGTTGTTCTAGATCCTAGCACATTTGAGCCAGTAGTTAGCTTTATGACACGTTACGGATATGTTGAGTTGACAAACACAGCATCATCTCTAGGTAACGCTGCTGACTACCTAGGAACAGTTACTATCAGTAACGCAACATTCGTTTAATCCTAGGAAAAACGAAATCAAAAAGGACCTTCGGGTCCTTTTTGTTTGGCTTAAATATCTACATGCACGTAGAAAGTGACAACGACTTCCTAGAACTAAGACGTCAATTAAGGGCGTGGCGTAAACGTTTTCCGATGTTCAACCATGACATAAATCAAATAGAGCACATCGTAGAACAGCACATACAAAATTTTGCCATAGCAGGTGTGCATTATAGACAAACTAAAAGTAAAAAATATTTAGAAATAGCGCAGAAAGAATTAGACGAAATCAATAGGGTATTGTCTATAGTAGAAAAATTAGAACTAATGGCTATGCTAAGTCAAGCATAAATAAAGTATCTAGAAGATTGTGTGGATGCCACCATGCAGACCTAGAACGTCACTCAAAGGAGAAATCAAATGGCGAATAAATTACCAAAAAGACTGTTTGGCGCAACAGGCACAGCAGCAACACCTCATATCCCAGTAAGATTTAAATCAGGCGGCACAGTCTACGAAGGTTATATTGTTAATCAAGTAGGTGCTCGTAGATTTAAGTGCAGCACAGACGACGGCACCACAGCAGTCCAAGTATGTAAAATAGTTCAAGGAACTAACATGGATCCAGCAAACGATGGAGAAATGACCATTGTTGGCCTACTAAATGGATCACCTGTAGCTCTAAACAAATTAAATTTTAGAACAGCAGCTGATTTTTCTAGCAATAGATATAAGTGGTCTTTAAGCGACGACTCAACAGAAACTCTAATAATACTAACAGCGTTTAATCCATCAGTATAATATAAATTTATGGGACAGTTTATTCAAACCAACGGCGACTACACCATTAAAACTGGTGAAGGCGGCCAACTTAAATTAGATACAGGTGCTGGCGTAGGCCAAGTCTATATCACCGGCGACCTTGTAGTCGTTGGTCAACAATTAACTGTCCAAGCAACGGATTTAAACGTTGAAGATAATATTATTATTCTCAACTATGGAGAAACAGGGTCCGGAGTAACACTACGTTATTCCGGTATCCAAGTTGATAGAGGCAGTGCATCAGCTGCTTCGATCGTCTATGATGAAACTACAGATACTTGGTTAATAGGTCAGGGCACAGCGACCAGCGGTGCATTAAACTATTCAAATAGTAAAATTAAATTAAAAGAAATTTTAACAGATTCGTCTACCGACGGCGGTGACTTATTATTACTAGGGTCTGACAGCAGCAGCGGAGCTGTAAAGGTTAGAACAGAAGGTGGTGATGGCACAGAGTATCAGGCAAATGTAACTGATCCTAACCATATACCAAATAAGAAATATGTAGACGAAGCGATTCGTAATAATCCTACATTCCAAATTATCGACGATAACACTCGTGTTATTGTCACAGACAAAGATGTTACAGGTTCTCTAGCTTATCTTTCTGCACAGACAGGATACAGCACATTTGGAGAAAGTGGTATTTCTGTGATAGTTGACGGAACATTGACTACGCAATTTTATAAAAATCGTGCCTATATACAGAATTTAGAATTTATTGGTAACGAAATTACCAATAACGATACCAACGGAAACATTAGCATAAGAACACAAGGAACAGGTAAACTTCAAACTAACTACGCACTACAGTTTGATAACATAGGCACAGTTCCTGCATATGTTTCAGATGCTACACTAGTGTATGGTGCTCAGCCTAGTGTCGGTTCAACAGGTTTATATTTTGTTAACTCTACCCGCAACGGAGAGCTAATTAATAAGAATAGAGCATTATTATTCAGCATGATATTTTAAGAGACGGATATGATAAACAGCACATTAGTTACATCAACATCAGTGACAGTTCCAGTGAAAGTATTCACAAGCTCAACCACAGGAGCAGCCATTGGCGGTGCTGTTACAGCTCAAGATAGAGCAATCACTACTATGATTCTTTGCAATACCGGAGCTCCTAACCTTACAGACGAAACAATTAACACAGTCAGCGTTAATGTTTATCTAGTTAAATCTGGATCGAGCTACGGAACAAATAATTTAATTGTTAGTAGTTTGATAGTTCCGGCAGGCGAAACAGTATTCTTTTCAGATGAAAAAATCATATTAGATGGCGGCGATGAAGTTTGGATTGGAACATCTGTAGGTAGTTTATTATCAGTAACGGTTAGCACATTACCAGTATGAAATTTCTTAAACAAAAAACTATTTCTCGTTATAGCCCTAGTGACAATGCTCTGTTCACTAATCACTACGGCCGTGCTGTGATGGACCTAACAGGCGGACTAAGACTGCCTAAAGGAACAACTGCTGAGAGGCCAGATCTATCCGGAGTAAGAACACCTAATGGCCCGAACGGATATATCCGTTATAACACAGATAATAATACCATCGAAGGCTATGTTGCTGGTGTATGGGAAATCGTTACAGCTCCCGGATCGACTGGTATTACTAAGCAAACATTAGGACCGGGCAACGATACAGATACGATCTTTGGTCCGTTAACATTGATTCCTGCTTCCGAAAACAGTATCTTAGTATTTGTAGAAAACGTATTTCAGATATCAGATACTAACTTCAACCTTCTTTACAATTATCTAGGATCGGGTAATACCTACATAGAGTTTACCAGCGCAGTTCCTCTAGACAAATATATCACTATCTACTTCGGCTTCACAACATAACGAAGTTTTGGGTAAATATACGTATCATAACGGAGATACGTAATGGCCTTGGTTTTTGCCGATAGAGTTAAAGTAAGAGCTCACACTACAGGGTTAGGTAGTTTTACCTTAGCCGACACAGTTCCGGGATTTCAAAGTTTTACAGCCGTAGGCAACGGCAACGAGACCTATTACGGTATCGTAGATCAAGTAGGAAACTGGGAAATCGGTCGTGGAACTTTTGTTGCACCTTCTACTTTAACCAGAGATACTGTGGTCAGCAGTTCAAATGCTGGCGCAAAAGTAAATTTCCCCGCAGGCGGAAAAAATGTATATTCAACATTCCCAGCAAGCATAGCACAGACTATTGTTACAGAATCAGTCGGTAGCTTTAGCTTTGTGGGCAGCACTATATCTACCACAGATAGCACTTCTATTTCTGTAGCACAACCTACTAGATTTTTTGGCAACGTTCAAATAGATGGCGACTTGACGCTGGCGGGCGACGAATTAGTTTTTGCCAATAATGTAATATTTCAAAGTAGAATCGAAGCAGATATGCAAGGTTCTGTGTTTGCCGACGACTCGTCAAAAATCATAGACGGAACGACTAGTGAAGTAGCAGCTACCGGTATCACTGCAACAAAATTTATTAAATTTCCTATATACGCAGACACCGCAGCTAGAGATTCTGCATTACCAAACGGCACTGTAGAAGAAGGAATGGTAGTATACGTTTCAGATGTTAACAAATTACAGATTAACACAGATTCTACCACAGCAGGTTGGGCAAATCTCAACTAAGGAGCGACAATGACAGGACCTTTTAGTATCGGAGTATTTGGAGAAGATCCTAGTAACTCTAATGAAGATAATTTTACCGCAGCTCTAGGTAGAATTAGTGGTAAAGCACTTAAAGACAATCTAAATAGAAATGGTTCTGATCTTACTTTTAGAAACAGGATAGGTGATCCTGATCTATTATATCTAGATGTTAACAATATGAGAGTGGGTGTTAATACAGACACTCCTGCTTATGATTTAGACATCAACTCTAATATCAATACTACCAACGGCTCTGTTACCGGCCAAGCGAATCTAGATAACGTTATAATCAATGCTGCTGGTTATTTTTCTACATCGGTGGGATCCTTGCATATACAACCAACCGGCGCAGGGACGATGATAGAACATGAAAGGATGACCACTGCTAATTTAGAATTTAACGACAATTTCGTTGGCAGTTTTTCAAACAGTAATATAGTATTAGATCCGAACGGTGCAGGAACTATTGAATTCCAAGCAACTACAAATATTTCTTTAGATCTTTCTGTTACGGGCAATATTCAAACAGCCGGCGATCTGAGCACCGCTAGTCAATTGATCATCGGTGACAGTCCATTAGACGTGGTAGTAATTGCACCAGATTTTACACAGAGCATTATTCCTGGAACATCTAGCACCTACGATTTAGGAACTCCACTGAAAAAGTGGAGTAGGGTTTATTCTCCAGATCTTACTAACGTAACTAGAGTAAGGCCCAATGCTGCTAATTATAGCGACCAAGTTAGAATAGACGGTGTTAATAAAACAATATTCGCTATGCAGAGCAACGACGATGTTCACTTAGATCCTTCAACCGGAATTACTTACATTGAAGAATTAAAATTTCAAGGTAACGATATTACCAATAGTAGATCTGTTAGAGCATTAAGTGGATCTGCTATCGCAGCAGGATTACTGGCCGGAGATCCGTTTTGGGATACATCTGTTACAGGTAATGAATATTTTCTTGGTGGTGGCACTACATTGATAACTTCGCGAACTTCTAAGTTAGGAGATATTCGAAATGATTTGGATAACCCCGGAGTAATTAATGCTGACGATGCCAACTTAGTTTTATCCATCGATGCTAAAACCAGCGGAACATTAAATGAACAACTATGGTATCATGAAGTGATAAAACCAGCAGTGTTCGCCAACCCAACCGCAACTACAGCATATTCTAATGGTGTTTCATCGTCAAATCTACCAATGACTTTTATATCGTCTGGAACTGGATATGTAAAATTTGATGGAACTAATGCTATGATTATTCCTGCAGGAACATCGGCAGAACGAACATATTCCGAAATAGGTGATACTCGTTGGAATACAGAACTTAACTATCTAGAATGCTATGACGGAGATAGATACATCATATCAACTGGTTCTGGCGAAGTTGTTAGCACCGACCTCATGACAGACCTAGCTATTACTAGGGCTCTAATACTCACTTAATTTCCAATCTGACTAAATACACTTAATGCGACAAACAGGCCAAGTTTTCGCAAATTAAACTGTGGTAAACCAGCAAAGAGCCGTAAAAGCGGATGCGGAGCAATCCAAAATTGGTTAACCGTGTAACACGGGGTTATTAGGAGAGCAAATGGCTATTGGTCGTATTTCAGGGCCGCTCTTAAAGCAGAATCTCATCAGAGATGGTGTGAATCTAGCTTTTGAGACCGACCTTCTCTATCTTGATGTAAACAACTCTCGCATAGGCGTAAACAATGCCTCTCCAACGACAGCCCTCGATGTAGTCGGCACCACAAGATCGACAACACTAACAGTAGATAATCAACTTGACGTTGGTAATTTACACATCACCGGTAATACCATCAGCAGTGATTTACAAACAATCACATTTCAACCTGCTGCCGGTAACCCAACAATTTATCATTCTAAATTACAAGTAGACGATCTGCAATTCAGCGGAAATACGATTTCTACTACAGTGTCTAATTCTAATTTAGAATTCCGTCCTAACGGCACAGGACAATTAACAGTAGTAGGAAATACAAATATTACAGGAAACTTATACGTCTCTGGTAATATCCAAGCTACTGGTAATATCACAATCGGCGGTAACATCACGATAGGTGACGCACTAACTGATAGTATTACAATTAATGCCAGCATACAAAGTAGCCTAATCCCTGAAGTAACAGATACTTGGGATCTAGGTTCTGCATCGTTTAGATGGAGAACAATGTATGTCGATGATATGTATGCCGATACTCTAAATCTTCCAACATTGGACATTGGACAGTTAGAATTTAGAGACAACAGGATTACTACAAAGTCAGGACAAGATTTATACATCGACGGCAACTCTGCTGGCGGAGTAAGATTAGGTAACTTTAAAATCGCAGATAACATCATCACTAACGTGGTAGTTAATGCTATAACACAGATTGTTCATACAGGTAACGGTTATTTTAAAATAGCAGGAACTAACGGATTTGTTCCGCCAATTGGTTCTGACGCACAGCGTCCTACCGCTTATGCTGTAACTGGTATGACACGATACAACACAAATTCAAAAGCCTTGGAAATCTGGGACGGATTGGCCTGGGCAAGCCCTGCAGGTAGTTCGGGTGCTGTGTCTGAAACAGACGCTAACGAAATTGCAGCTATATACTCAATTATTCTAGGATGATTAACTATGCCAACCGTATTTAGAATGATTACAGCCACAGACGTGGGCACAACACCGATCGATGTTCTACAGATTGCCGAAGGTGTTAGAGCTACTGTGATTGGTTGTAATCTATCAAACACAACAACTTACGATACTGTAAACGTAAACGTTTACGTAGTTGATGAAAACTCGACAGCAGCTACATTTGTTAAAAATGTTATTATTCCGCCCAACACTGCGGTTAAATTAATCACAGGCGGAGAAAAATTAATTTTACCAGAAACAGCAGGTCTTAGAGTAGAAAGCTCAATAGATAACAGCGTTGACGCTGTGGTCAGTTACGTTGAGATATCATAAGGAGCGATAAATGAGTTACTTTGGAAGAACCCCTGCAGACATATTAGGAAACAGTCCACAGTATTTCTATGCTCTGCGCAGAAACGAGGACGGCGAATTATATTTTATTCGCAGCGATCAGCTCACAGATAACGACACTGTGGTAATCAACAATCCAGGAGCATCAACTGACAACTTCGATGATTTTGAAGCAGGTGTTGATTATTTTGAAGGTATTGACGAGGATCACAATATAGTTTTTCCTAACATGAAGTATCCTCAATATCGTTGGGATAATAGATCCATGCTGTATTATGTTGACGACGAAGGAAGATTGGTTCAACGAATTAATAAAACATACGAATACCCAGCTGGGGTTTCATCAAACGGATAATGGAATTAAAAAATGGCAGAGTTTAAGATTAATAAATTTGCTTACACTTGGAAAGGAAACTGGACAAGTGGCACAGCATATATCAAAGACGACATTGTAAGATACGGTGGCAAATCCTTCGTATGTATTAGACAACATACAGCAGATTCAGATTTTTATTCTGATCTTTATTATGTTTTTCCTGGCGATACTAGCCAAAGCCCAGCATGGGTAAAGATGACCGATGGTTTTTCTTACAGAGAAACGTGGACTGCTACAACAAAATATAATCTAGGTGACATCGTTCAATATGGTGGCCGCCTGTATTTGGTCATTGAAGACCACACATCTACAACAATATTTGACGACAATATCGGCAAACATTCTGTCTATGCAGAAGGTTCTTCTTGGAATAACAACTGGGCTCCGGCAACAAGATACGGTATTGGAGATCTTGTAAAATATAACGGTATAGTTTATCGATGCATAACAGGTCACACTTCTGCTACAACATCTTTAGGTTTAGAATCAGACCAAGCTAAATGGTCTACTTACTATGAAGGCATCGAATATAAAGGTGCTTATACATCAGGAACAAGATATAGATTAAACGATTTAGTTAAATTTGGCGGCAGCATCTTACGTTGCACCCAAGGCCATACTTCAACTTCTACAATTGATAACGCATACTGGACCATAGATCTACCAGGAAATAATCCTGTAGGAGATTGGGTTGTTACTACACAGTATGCTATCGGTGATATCGTTAAACACGGCGGCTATATGTATGTCGCAAAAACTAATCACACTGGAATTAGTCCTGGAGACGAAGACCTTGGCTCAGCTAACTGGACAATAATCTCAAAAGGACAGAACTTTAGAGGTGCTTGGGATGCAGAAGCAACTTATAAGACCGGTGATGTTGTTCAACGTGGCGGACAGGTATATGTTGCTACTCTTGACAGTTCTACTGACGGCAGTTCGTTAGATTATCTAGAAGCAGGATCGTGGGAAGTTATAGTTCCTGGCGAAAACTGGAGAAATTACTGGTCTAGTAATGCAGAATATGCTGTAGGTGATGTAGTTATATTCGACGGCTCTTCATATAGATGTAGCTATGCTCACACTGCTGATAGTCAAAATTACCCAGGAGATAACGGGTCGGGTTTTGTTTATTGGACATTGTTGCTGCAATCTGGACCAAACATTGGTCTAAGACAACGAGGCGATTTGTTAACATACGATCTTCAAAGAGGACTTGCTGGCGATACCAGCACGTTTGGTCCGACAGCCGTTGAGATAGGAACAAAAACTCATTTGTTAACTATTAACGATGAAGACAGTTTATACTATAAAGCATTTAACGAATTAGCAAGAGCACTATATGTTGCACCAAATGGGTTTGACGAACCCGGCCGTGGACATAGTATCTTTAATCCTTTTAAAACTATTAGATATGCCTGTGAACGTGCTGAAGAATTAGGAGATTCAGTTGAAACTAACATTTATGTTAGAACTGGAAAATATCAAGAAATACTTCCTATCATAGTTCCTAGCAAAACAGCGTTACAGGGAGAAGAAGTCCGAGGAGTTATTGTTGAACCTAATGAACCAATAGCAGCATTAGCCAATGACGACACTTATACTTTAGATATACTTTCTAGAATGCGAGAAATTTTGCCTGACATCATCAAAGGCGATTTAATTACTCCAGTAACTGGTAATAATATAGATCAAGTAGTGTTATCAGGTTTAAGTGATGATGCAACAGGAGTAACTCTTATTGGTTTAGTTGATGACGTCAGCGACTATATTAATTTTAAATTTAACAACGGACAGAGTAACCCGACAGTGACTGGTTCTAATGATCCATCAACAGATTCGATGGTTATTAATGCTACGCTTCAATTAGAAGCAAATATTGAATTCTTGCAAGAAGAAGCAGTAGCATTTATGAATTATTATTATCCTAACTATACATTTGATTCAAATCTTTGCAGAAGAGATATTGACAGATATATCAGGGCCTTCGTTTATGATTTAACGTATACAGGTAATTACAAATCGATCATGGCAGCAAGATATTATTGTAATGCTGTCACGGGTTCGAATCACGAAGACATGTTCTATGTTCGAAACGCAACTGGTATTCGAAACATGACTTTACAAGGCTTAGTCGGTGAATTAAGCGAAGAATTATATAATGGATTATATCGTAAGCCAACGGGTGGTTCTTATGTTTCGTTAGATCCAGGATGGGGACCGGCCGATGAAAGATGCTGGATCACTTCGAGATCTTGTTATGTTCAAAACGTAGCAACATTCGGTTACGGCGCTACTGGTCAAAAGATCGACGGCGCTTTACATAATGGCGGAAATAAATCTATTGTTTCCAACGACTTTACGCAAGTTATCAGTGACGGTATCGGTGCGTGGGTTCTCAACGACGGTAGAGCTGAACTTGTTTCGGTGTTTACATATTATTCTCATGTAGGCTATTTGGCTGAGAATGGCGGTAAGATTCGTGCTACCAATGGTAATAACTCATACGGCGATTTTGGATCTTTAGCAGTTGGCAATGATCCGTTAGAAACTCCCAAGTATGGAAGTGTTAACAACAGAAACAATGAAGCTACAGTTATATCAGCATTCGCGGGTGAAGTCAACGATTTTATCTTAACATTAGAATTTGAAAATGCAGGACAAAACTACACACAGGCCAGCTATAGCATCATTGGTTCGGGAGTAGGAGCCAGTGTAATTCAAGATGACTTTAGAGACAAGGCTGTATTTTATCCTAAACTGATAAACCCTCAAGACTCGTCCTTACCTGGCGGTTCTGGATACATTGTGGTTCAAAACAACGCTCAGAGCGGCGGCCCAACATCAATCACGATCGCTTCAAATGATTCTAACGAAGAATCCGCATACCTAGGTATGAGGATTGTTATTACATCGGGTGTTGGAACAGGACAATACGGTATCATCACAGGTTATAATACATTAACTAAAGTAGTCACAGTTAAGAGAGAAAGCGACGGTGTCGCAGGATGGGATCATGTAGTTCCAGGATATCCGATAGCACCGTTGTTGATTAACTCGACAACATATAGAATTGAAGCATTGGTAACATTTGCTGCGCCTCCTTATATCACACAGGCTATAACAATTCCGGTAAGCACATATTGGAGTAATATTGTGTATGGCGAAACTAGAGAATCCTACACAAATGTTCTAGGTTCAGCACCTTCTGGAACTACAATTGACATACCAGTATCAGTGGCTGCATGGAACGTGGTTAAAAACGGAAGAACATATACAGTAACCATAGGAGGTTCTGCTGGAGCAGGTTATGCATTAGGACAAACTGTGATCTTAACAGGTGATGACCTAGGAGGTATTACTCCAGATAACGATATTACTATTACAATCACAGGAATATCTAACGATAGCACGAACTCAATCACAGCATATACCTATGAAGGAATAGCAGCTAGTGGACGATTTGTAATGATTCCGTCAACCGGAACTAGCGGAATAGCATCAACGGATGGCATTAACTGGGTAAGCTCAACCCTACCAGCTAGCCGAGCATGGAAAGGTTTAGCAGCAGGCGGCAACAGATTTGTTACAGTTGGTTATAACTCTGCATCGGTCGCACAATCCACAGATGGCAAAACATGGACTGAAAGATCTATAGCAAGTAGATTCTGGAATGCAGTAGCATACGGTGACGGTGTATTTGTCGCAGTAGCTGGCAATTTAAACAGCTCAGGAAGAAGCACAGACCTAGGAACATCGTGGACTGTGTCAAATAACTTACCAACTTTAGGCGATTCAACGATTAATGAATGGGTTGATGTCACCTACGGTAAAGGAATGTTCGTGGCTATTGCAAACAGCAATAACGTATATGCTATGAGTAACGACGGTGGAGCGACATGGACCGGCGGAATCATGGATGTGATCGATGATTCTTCACAGAAAGATTGGATTAGCATAGCATATGGAAGAGATCGTTTTGTGGCTATAAGCAGCCAAGGTGATATTGCCTACAGTTTTGATACTGTTACATGGTATCCTGCTTCTATGCCTACACAAGACGGCTCTACATCAATGAATTGGAAGAGCATCAAATACGGAAACGGAGTATTTTTAGCTGTTTGCGATACAGGCAGCAAAGATATTTTTGGCGATCCTACTTCCGGACCGACAAACTTTATAGCTACTTCCGAAGACGGTATTGTATGGACAGGTAGAGAAGTATCCAGCTTCCAAAATTGGATTGGAGCAGCCTACGGTAATCCAGATATTACCTATGACGATTCCACAGTTAGAGATGTTGGCAACAATACACCGACTTGGGTTCTAATATCGGGTGATCAAAGTAACGTTATTGATGTGGTTAAAACTGGTGCTCGAGCCAAAGGTCGTGTAATACTAGCCAGCGGACGAGTTGGAGGAATTAAATTATGGGATCCGGGCTCCGGTTACGTCAGCGGTGGTCCTGAAGTTACGGTATACGATCCAAATAGAGCAGCTGAACCATTCTTTGATAATAGGATTGGTGATGGCGTTCTAGGTCAGCCGAGCTGGTTAAACAGAGGCAGTGCATATAAGACTTCAACAACTAGAGTTACTATATCAGGCGATGGATTTGCTGATGTTATTCCTGCTAATAGATACATAACTATCAGCGGTATGACACAATATCCAACCCCTGGTGCGCAGTTGAGATTTGACGGTAACCCAAATCTTTATACAGCAGTTATAGTAACTCCGATCACAGGAACTACATTCGATGGTCTAACAGCTAGATTCCAGATCCAACCGTATTTTGATGTGGACAACGGACCTGTGCATAATACCTTTGTTGAAATTAGAGAAAGATATTCACAATGTCGTATTACTGGACACGATTTCTTAGATATTGGAACAGGTAATTTCTTAGAAACTAACTACCCAGAATTATATTCTACAGGGGATTTCTTCAAAGCTCCTGAGAATGAAATTGCTGAGACAGATGGCGGTCGTGTATTCTATACATCAACTGACCAAGACGGTAACTTTAGAGCTGGTGAATTGTTCGCTGTTGAACAGGCAACTGGTATTGTAACAATCAGTGCTGATTATTTTGACTTAAACGGATTATCAGAACTGAGACTAGGTGGAGTTAGATTAGGCGGAACCGGCACAGTTATTAGAGAATTTTCAACAGATCCTCTATTCAGTGCTGATAGTAATAATGTAATTCCAACACAACGAGCTATCAAAGCATATTTGGCCAACAGATTAAGCGTTGGTGGTGCAGATATTGCTACAGCTAGCTTTATCGCTGGAACAGTTAAAGTAGGTCCTGGCGAAATTCGCAGCACAATTAACGGCCATACAGTATTCCCACAAAGGATGGACTTCTATGGCCCAGACGCAACTGGTAGAAATGGTTCGGTCACTGGAACAATTTTAGCTCAAACGCTGTTCTATAGATCGTTTAAACACAGATAATAGTTAGTGATAAATAATGTAACTTGGAGCATTTAAATGGCAGAATTTAAATTAGGTAGAATTAGATTTGTATGGAAAGGTAACTGGACCACAGGAACCGAATACTACAAGGACGATGTTGTTCGTCAGGGTGGTAAAACTTTTATCTGCACGGTAGGACATACCGCAGCAGCAGATTTTTACACAGATCTAAACTTTGTTCCTACAAAATGGAACCAAATGACCGATGGTCAAGAGTGGAGAGGCAATTGGACTACATCTACTTCTTATAAAGTAGGAGATTTAGTCAAGTATGGTGGAACAGTATACGTCTGTAATACTTCCCATACATCTGCATCTACAAGTGCTCTAGGTTTAGAAAATAGCATCGCTAACTGGGATACATTTGCTGAAGGGTTTGACTGGAAGAGTGATTGGGCGATTAATACAAGATACAAGCCCAACGACGTGGTTAGTTATGGTGGGATCACTTATATCTGCGTAACAGGTCACACATCGGCAGCTACAACAACATTAGGTCTAGAAGATGCTTCTGCAAACTGGCAAGAATGGAACACTGGTTTAGAATACAAGGGTGCTTGGAGCGGTTCTAGTGTTCGATACAAAGTTAACGACATTGTTAAGTATGGTGGCGGAACATGGATCTGTGTAACTGCACACACTTCTCAAGCAGCATTCACCACAGACGAAGCCAAGTGGAATCAATTTAACGAAGGTATTGAGTTCGAAGGCGATTGGTCAAGTGCCACAGCCTACCAAATCGGTGATATCGTTCGTTATGGTGGTAATCAATATGTTGCTAAAACAAATAATACAAACGAAAATCCAAGAACAGCAACTACAGAGTGGGATTTATTCGCAGAAGGTTTCAAATATAGAGGCGCTCATGCACTGACTACAAACTACCTAATCGGTGATGTAGTTAGAAATGCAGGTCATGTATATCTAGCTTCAACTGATTCCACAGCATTACAATTTACCTGCACCAGTGTATTGGGCGCATCTGATAGATTTGTAATGTCTACACCAACTGCTGATGTTCAAGTAGGACAGGCAGTTCGTTTTTCTGGAACTACATTTGGCGGTATCATAGCAGGCGCGACTTATTATGTTAAGACTGTAGTAAGTCCTACAGATATCACGATTTCTACAACTCCAGGAGGCACAACATTTAACATTCCTGGTAATGCGTCTGGATCGATGACTGTAGATATTGGCTGGATTCCTAGCCAAGCTGCTGCGTCCAGCGTATGGACAAGATTAAACAGCGGATTAAACTGGTCTGGAGAATGGTTAGATGACACAGAATATGACATCGGTGATGTTGTTCGTTATGGTTCTAACGCATATGTGTGTGTAAGCCGCCACAGATCAGAAGGCGATGATGGTTCAACAGTGGGGACAGAGGGCGGCGGACAATCGAATAGCCGTCCAGATAGAGATTCCACAGGAACATATTGGAACATTCTATCTATCGGAACAGAAACTAGCCTACTAACCACAAGAGGTGATTTGGTTTACTTCGGCGGTGCTGGCCCAACACGCTTGCCGGTTGGTGTTGAAGGACAAGTTCTTCGTGTCAGCGAAGACGACATTCCAGAATGGTTTACTATCGGTAAGGTTGATCATGTTTACTATGTGGCTAATCACGGAACAGATCATCCTGCTCCGATTCACGGTTTAACTGTTGACAAACCTTGGGCTAGCATACGTTATGCCTGCGAACAGGTTTTAGCAGGACCAAGAAATCTAAGCGCCGCAAGATTATTAGAATTGAATAGAGCATTTATTCAGCGTGAAACTGTTGAATGGATCGACTATCAAGTAACAAATAATATTTCTCCGTTTTCAACTTCTTTTACTTACAAAGATGATCGTTGCGAAAGAGATATCGGATATATCATTGACGCAGTGATTTGGGATATCCGCCACGGCGGAAATAAGAAAACTAGAGAGTCTGCACTATCATATGTGAATGATGCACCGGCTGTTTACACACTGGGTCAAGAAGCAGAAACAGTAGCAGCTATTAACTATGCCCTATCTGTAATGGACAATGTTTTAGATCAGACAGCACCGGCTGCAAACTATCAAACATTAAACGGTGATAACTCTACTGCAATCGTAGCACAGTGGACAGACGCTGCTATCGCTGCCGAAGACGGTGTTAAAACTACAGTAGCAGGTCTAGTAGAAATCGTAACAGATGCTATCACTGCTGGTGTTGACACTGATATTCCAGCTGAATACCTACCAAGCACTATCATCCATATCAAGACTGGAAGATATCTTGAAGAGTTACCAATCATTGTTCCGGAAGGCTGCTGCTTACTAGGCGATGAAGTTCGTTCAGTTAATGCTGGACCAAGCGCAGGCACAACTAATATTGCTGATGCCTACTACTCGTTACAATCTCTAAGTAGAATGGAATCTATCGTTGGAGATATTGTAGTGGGATCGACAGTGACTAAGACCGCAGGAAATACTGCTAGCCAGTCACAGCTATTCCCATACGCTGATACAGATCAACAATCTACAGTTAAACAGTTAGTAAGAATGATCCGCCACAATATCGATTGGCGTTTAGGCACCATGAACTTAGTTTCATATACTGATCCTACTAACTATAATTCATCATATTTGGTAGGTTACGGCGATGCTAGAACACAACTACTATTAAACAAAGAATATTTTAAAGTAGAAGTTACAGCATATATCGATGCGAACTATCCAGACGTATACTACAGCAGAACTAAGTGTCAACAAGACGTTGGCTATATCATCGATTCTTTAGTCTACGATTTAACCTACGGTGGATATCAACAGTCTATTAATGCTGGTCTAGCATACTTCAACGGTTCGGGTGGCGCGATGGCCATCGATTCAGAAGAATTAACTGCGACGATCGCAGCTATGAATCATTTGAAAGCTATGGTTCAAGATGCGATAGCACTAACACCAACAGGCGGCGATCAAAGTGAGATTCCGCAGTGGAGAACAGGCACAGCTGGTTCAGCAGGATCTATCACATTTGTTGGCCAAGCAATGGATTACATTATATCTATTGTAACCAACGGCACTACAGGAGCTCCGACAGCGACTATCACAACTATCGCTAGCGGAACTACAATTACTACAGCAATAGCACACGGTCTACAAGTAGGAGATACATTTACTCCAAGAACTTCAGCTAACGGTTTAGTTAAGGGAGTTACTTATTTTGTTAAGACTGTGCCAACAACTACACAGATAACACTAGCACCAAGTTTTGATGGAACAGCTATCACATCTTTAACTAACGGAACTGGCTTATCTATCGTTTGTGATATTGTTAACTGGCCTGCAACTTCTTGGGCAACTGGTTCTCAAGTAACAGCATTTACGATCCTAAGTGCTGCACAAGAATCTATCATTCAAAATGTTATCGACGACTTGAATGCAGTAGCATGGCACACTGATTTCGTAGTTGATTCGACATCATTAACAACTACTCAATTCCGTGTTTATGTAGGTAAGACAGATCTAGTGCATACATATGTCAGCGGCGGAACTGTAACTAAATCAGACGGCACAGAATTAGCCATCACAGGATTTACCTACAATGAATCAACAGGTTATGCTGTAGTAACTACAGCAACACACGGGCTAGCAGCAGGTGACATCGTTGATATCGAAGGCGTTATAGTAACCTGCACATCATCAGGCGCAAGTCCAAACACATTGACAGCAACATTCCCAAGCGGCACAGGAACAAGAAATGGAGTAACTAAAGTTAGTTACATCCAGAATAAGTGTATCCGTGACATTAGAATCATCCTAAACGCAGTTGGCTACGATGTGATGTTTAACGGTAACTACCAATCACTAAGAGCAGCTTATTCATATCTAAGATCTACTGCTACAGAAGTGTTCAGTTTAGGTCAGAAAGCTGTAACCAGAGATGCATTAACTAACGTCAAGACAGAAGCTAAGGCTAATGTTGGGGGCGATTCAACAGCTCAGTCACGCATTGAAACATTAATGACCCTAATCGATGACATTATTTTCAGCGGATCTATGGAAGGTAGCAACCAGACTACTGGTTCGAGAAACTTACATTATGCTGCTCGTCAATTAGAACTTAACAAGAGCTTCATGGTTGCAGAGATTTCTGCTTATATCACTGCTACATTTACAGGCACAGCAACAGCCACAGCTGGAGCAACAGAATATATTACCTGTGGTAGCACCAGCTGGTTAAAAAGAAATGCAGCTATTAGATTCACAGGAACTACATTTGGTGGAATTGAAACAGGAACAACGTATTATGTAAGAGAAATTGTAAGCTCAACAGTGTTCACAGTATCTCTAACACCATATGGCAGTGCTGTAAATCTAAGCACAGCAACAGGAACGATGGGCTTTGCACTGTATTACAATTCAGCTCTATGTTTAAGAGACGTAGAAGCATATACAGATGCTCTAAAATATGACCTAGTATATCCAGGTAACTATAAGTCAGCTATGGCTGCTAGATATTACGCTAACTCCGTAAAAGGCAGCTTAGAAGAAGACATGTATTATCTAAGAAATACCACAGGTATTAGAAATCAAACCTTAGAAGGATTAACTGGTGATCTAACATCGAATAACGATTACGGAACACGCAGAGTTACAGCAGGTGCATACTGCTCGCTTGATCCGGGCTGGGGCCCAGACGACGAGAGCACATGGATTAGAACACGTTCTCCATATGTTCAAAACGTAGCAACATTTGGTTATGCTGCTATCGGTCAGAAGATCGACGGAAGTCTACACAACGGTGGTAATTGTTCTATCGTTTCCAACGACTTTACACAGTTGATCAGTGACGGTATTGGTGCATGGGTAACTAACAATGGTAGAGCAGAACTTGTTTCTGTGTTCACATACTACTCACACATCGGCTACCTAGCTGAGAACGGTGGTAAGATCCGCGGCACTAACGGTAACAACTCATACGGTGATTTTGGTTCTGTAGCAGAAGGTTTTGACGCTACTGAAACTCCAAACACAGGTATTGTTGATAACAAGTATCAGTTCGTTGCAACTGTAGGGTCTGCATTCCCAGACGGTGCTAGTGTTTTACAATTAGAATTTGATAACGCAGGTTCAGAATATACCACCGCTACAATGAATGTAACAGGAGCTGGAACTAGTGCATCAGTTGAAGCAGACGAATTCCGCGATGACGCTGTATTCCAAGTTAGACTATTAGACCTAGGTAACGATTCTTCAGGACAGTTTGGCGGAGAAGGTTATATAACCAACAGCAACACTGCTCAGGGTGGAACTACAACAAGTATCACTATCGCTGCTACTGATCAAGAGATTAACTCTGCCTATATTGGCATGAAAGTTTATCTAACAGGCGGAACTGGTGCAGGACAATACGGTATCATTACTGCTTATAACGCAGGAACTAAACTAGCCAGCGTTCAGAAAGAGTCAACAGGCGCCAGCGGATGGGATCATTTAGTTCCAGGAACTACAATTTCTGCCCCCGACGCTTCAACAACTTACACAATCGAACCTAGAATTACGTTCTCAGCACCTAGCTATGCATCAACAGCTAGCACATTGAATGATTCTGCAACATGGGATGATGTAAATTATTCTAATATCAGCAAAGGTTATGACAATGTCACAGGAACAACTGATGGTTCTGGAACAGGAGCTACATTCTTAGTTCTTAAGAAAGGCACAAAATATAATGTGATATCTAAAGTAGCAGGCACAGGCTATGCTAGATTAGATACTATCACTATCGACGGAACTAGCGTCGGCGGTGCATCAACAACTAACGACATAACATTAACGATCACCGCGGTTAACTCAACAACAGGTGCTATCCAAGCATTTGACACAGAAGGTTACGGACAAGGCGGCCATTATGTGGCTATTGCTTCAGGTGCTACTACAACCAACATTTCACCAAACGGAACTAGCTGGATTGCTGGTGGCGCACTACCAAGTTCAACAACATGGACCAGTGTAGCAGGCGGCGATTTAACTGCAACTGAAACAGGTTCATCATTTGTAGTTGGTAGAGCATACACAATCGCTACTTTAGGTAATACAAACTGGCTTGCAGTAGGTGCTCCTAGTGTAACAGTTGGTGCATCGTTTATCGCTACTAGCTCAGGTGGAACAGGAACCGCAACACCAACAGCATCTGCTGTGGTAGCTATCGCTGCTACAGGTGCTACTGCATATTCATATGACGGTGGATCGACATGGACTGCCGGTGCAAACTTACCAACCAGCACAGGTTCATGGATTTCTGTAAAATATGCCAAAGGTATATGGGTCGCAGTAACATTTGGCGATAACAAAACAGCTTATTCTACTAACAACGGCGTGTCATGGTCAGCTGGCGGAACATTACCAAGCTCAGCTAACTGGATTGACATTACCTATGGTAAGGGCCGTTGGGTAGTTGTTGCTCAAGGCGGCACTGATGCAGCCTACACATTAGACAATGGTTCCGTTTGGATAGCAGCTACAATGCCATCAAGCAGTAACTGGAGTTCAGTTGCTTATGGTAACAACAGATTCGTTGCTGTATCTAGCACTAGCGGAACTGTAGCAGCCTACAGCTTAACTGGTGTTACATGGGTAGCATCAACATTGCCAGCAACAGCTAGCTGGACTGATATCACTTACGGTCAGGGTGTATTCCTAGCAGTAAGTCAAAGCACACAGGCAGCATCATCTGAAGATGGTATCGTATGGACTTCTAGAACAAGTTCAACAGCAGCCAACGGATTTAGCGGTGTAACATTTGGTAATCCAAATAGATACGGTTTATTCGTAGCTGTTCAAAGATCTACAGCAGGCACAGTGGCTTCATACTTTAGAACCGGTGCTACTGCAAGAGGTCGTGCATTTGTAAGCCAAGAGAAGATCTTTGCAGTCCGCTTACACGAACCTGGATCAGGATACGCCAGCGCACCAACAATGACTATCACAGATCCTAACAACATCTATGAAATGCCATTTACAGTGAGAATCGGCAAAGGTGCTATAGCTAACCCAAGCTTCGTTAACAGAGGCATTGGTTATGTGACTGCTAACGGTGAAGTTTCATCGGGTGATGGTTATGGCGATTTCTACCAAAGCGGTTCATATGTAGCTGTAAGAAGATTAACACAGCGTCCAGTGGCTGGTTCTAACGTTGTATTAAGCAACTTACCAGGAAGAACATTTAAACTAGTTAACGTTGTATCGTTTAGAGGATCATATGATGGTTCTTATACAGCGTTCTTCCAGATCAGTCCACAAATAGCAGTCAGCGAGTCCCCAGAACATGGAGATTCAGTAACTACTAGAATCCGTTATTCACAGGTTCGACTAACTGGACACGACTTCTTGAGCATTGGATCAGGAAACTTTACGGATACCAACTATCCAAATGATTTCACACAAGATCCTGCTCAAGCTAATGAAACTGTAGAAAATAACGGCGGACGAGTATTCTTTACATCAACCGACCAAGACGGTAACTTCCGAGTTGGCGACTTGTTTACGATTGAACAGTCCACTGGTATCGCGACATTGAACGCTGATGCGTTTAACATCGCAGGTCTACAAGAACTTACTCTGGGCGAAGTAACGCTAGGTGGAGCTTCTGCAAGTATTACAGAATTCTCTACAGATCCGTTCTTTACCGCAGATTCAGATTCTGTTGTTCCTACACAACGAGCAATTAAAGCCTACATTTCCGCACAAATTGGTGGCGGTGGTGCGTCATTGAACGTAAATAGTGTAACAGCTGGTTTTATCTATATTAGTAATAATCAGATCACTACTACAACAAACACACCTATCCAGATGAAGGCAAGATTTGATTTCCGTGGTGGCGTAACAGGATATCCAGTAGCTTGGAACTACTTTTTAAATAACAGATAATGGAGATTAACAAATGGCAACAGGAAGATTAGGAACAGCAGACCTATCAGCAGCAACAAATACTACGGTCTACACAGTGCCGGCAGACACGTTTGCTGTGGTTTCTGTGAACTTATGTAACAGAGGCGCAACAGCAGCACAGGTTCGCATCGCAGTGGCAACTTCTGCAACACCGGGTAATGCTGAGTTCATCGAATATGATGCTCAGATCACAGCCAACGGTGTTCTAGAAAGAACAGGTCTAGTATTAGATGCTGGTAAATTGATTGTGGTGCGTTCGAGCGCAATTAACGTTTCTGCTGTGGTGTATGGTATCGAAACATCAACAGCTTAATAGGAGCGTAAAAACATGGGAAGAATAGTATCATTAGGTATCCAGGCAACAATGTCTGCCAATATCATGGGGACAACTGCCGAACGCCCAACAGCGGTAAACCCAGGGGTTACCTTTTATAATCAATCGACAGGACAGTTGGAAATTTACAACGGCAGTGCTTGGGTAACAGTGGGTGATTTTCAACGAGTTGATATCACTTCGAGTCAAACTGTAGTGTCTAATAGATCATATTGGGTTAACACTACCAGCGCGGCAGTTACACTAACTCTTCCTGCTAGTCCATCCGCTGGAGATTTTATCAAAGTCACGGACGTTGGTGGGACATTCGGAACAAATAACTGCACGATTAACCCCAACGGTGGAAGAATTATGCGTCAAGCAGACTCGATGACAATCAGCACCAATGGTGCTAGTGTTAGAATGGTCTATTATGATGCAACAAGAGGTTGGTTACTAGAAGCTATCTAAGGAATAAAGAATGCCGTTCAATTATCAGTCATTAAAAAACTTAACAGATCAAGCTATCGTTGACGGCTCTATCGATTCAGTTGATATAGCAGATGGTGCTGTCACAGGCACAAAAATACAACTCGGAAACGTAACATCTGGTAAACTAGCATCCGGAGCCGTAGATTTAGGATCTTCGACTACCACAGGAACTATGCCTATTAATAAAGGAGGAACTAATGTTACTTCGTTAGGTGGAGCATATCGAGCACTTTACAGCGACGGATCAAATTTACAGTTTAATCCTCACGGTATACAAGGCATGCAGGTATTTACAGGTTCAGGAACCTGGAATAGACCTAGCGGTGTTAGATACATCCGTGTGCAAGTTCAAGGAGCGGGTGGTGGTGGTAGTGGTCACGGTGAGGGCGGCGGAGCAGGTGGTTATTCAGAGAGATATCTAGATGTTACAGGTATTTCGTCTGTGTCAGTATATGTTGGTGGCGGAGGTGGTGGCACATATTATGCCAACGCTGGCGGCAACGGAGACTATGCAGGCTTTGGCCCATATTGTTCAGCGGGCGGCGGCCATGGAGCCAATAGACAAAATCAACATAGCGGTGGAGTCAGTGGTGTAGGATCGGGCGGAAACCTAAATCTACACCAAGGTGGCGGATTTAGTCACCATGCGTATAGTGCTCAATCTAACGCTGATACCTTCTGGGGTGGTGGTGCACCGAGCAGCCATCCACAAGGTGGACACTTTGCACACAATCACCAAACGCACTGTTCTCCGGGCACAGGCGGCGCAGGAGCGCACTTTCATGGACACAGAGGTTCAGATGGAAGACCTGGTTTAGTTGTTGTTACTAGTTTTTATTAAGAGAGAAATCGATGCCATTTAATTACCAATCATTAAAAAACATAAGTCAAGCGGCATTGGTCAATGATGCTATCATTGGTGCAGACCTAACAACCAATGCTGTTACTAACGCTAAACTTTCAAATTCGACCATTTCTTCTAGTGAATTAGGCACAGGAGCAGTTGATGTAACACAGGCATCTGTTAGCGGAACATTGCCAGTCGGAAAAGGCGGAACTGGTTTAACTGGTTTCAGCGGAGCATATAGAGTTTTAGCAGCCAATTCTGGAAATAATGCTTTAGAATTTGCTCCTACTGGAATTTATAGGATGGTCGTGTTTACCGGTAACGGAACATGGAATAGACCTAGCGGTGTTCGATACATCAAGGTTCAGGTCCAAGGTGGCGGCGGTGGCGGTGGCGGCCATGGAGAATCTGGTGCAGCCGGCGGTTATGCAGAACGTGTATTAGATGTCACGGGCATTTCATCGGTAGGAATTACTATCGGGGGTGGCGGCGGTGGCACATATTATAATAATGCCGGCGGCAACGGTGCATCAAGTTCTTTTGGACCGTATGTATCAGCAGGTGGTGGTCATGGCTGCAACAGGCATAATAATCACAACGGTGGACTTGCCGGTGCTGGCTCCGGTGGCGACTTAAATTTATATGGTGGCTGCGGTGGTGGTCACGAACAGCGATCTTCAGGTATGGGAGGATCTACTTATTTCGGCGGAGCTGCACCTAGCGGGCATCCGCAAGGCGGGCATTTCGCACACAATCACCAAGGACACAGTGCTCCGGGCACAGGTGGAACATCGGGATATTTCAGCGGACACAGAGGTTCTGACGGAAGGCCTGGCATTATTGTGATAACAGAATATTATTAATAGAGTGAGAATATGCCATTTAATTATCAAACACTTAAAAATTTAACCGGTGCTGCGATTATCGATCTGCAGATCGGTTCTAGTCAAATTACAGACAGGTCTATTCCTGACGCTGATATCACAGCCGGAGCAGTTACATCTGGAAAGATGGCATCCTCTGCTGTAAGTTTGAGTTCATCAACAGTAACTGGAACTTTACCAGTTACCAAAGGCGGAACCGGTATAACCAGCATTGGTGGAAACAATACCGTGCTTAGAACCAACAGTTCTAATAACGGGTTAGAATATGCTGTAGCAGGATTTTCTGGCATGCAGGTATTTACAGGTTCAGGAACCTGGAATAGACCAAGTGGAGTTCGATATATTCGTGTAAAAGTCCAAGCTGCAGGTGGCGGTGGATCCGGACACGGAGAATCAGGCGCAGCTGGCGGATATTCGGAACGTGTATTAGATGTGTCGGGAATCAGCTCAGTTAGTGTAACTGTTGGCGGCGGCGGCGGCGGAACATATTACTCTGGTGCCGGTGGCAACGGAAACGGTAGTTCATTTGGACCATATGCTAGTGCTCAAGGCGGTCACGGAGCCAATAGACAAAATCAACACAGCGGTGGAGTCAGTGGAGGTGCTGGCGGTGGAGATTTAAATATTCACACAGGGTCGGGCGGATCTCACCACCATAGTTTTGGACCTGGCGGGACTAGCCATTTTGGAGGTCCTGCACCTAGCGGACACCCACAAGGCGGCCACTTTGCACACAATCATCAAAATCATAGCGCACCCGGAACGGGTGGCACAGGTGGATACTTCCATGGACACAGAGGCTCAGACGGCCGTCCGGGAATCGTAGTAGTTGAAGAATATAAATAATCTGGGAGATTAATAGTTATGAAAAAAGCATTAGTAGGATATCAAGGCTGGGTTTCTCAGGTCGTAGAACCAGGCGAAGATCACGAAATTTATGAAGGTCCAGGAGCAACCATGATGTGGGTCGATGCTCCTGATGATATCACTATGGACTGGACATTAGAATGGAGTCCTGGCCAACAGAAGATGATATGGGTCGAGCGAGATGGCCCGTTTACTAGCAATGATGTAGCTCGGAAAGTGGCTTACGGAGAAGTAGGCGCACAGTTAGGGATGATATTTGATGCTATCAAAGATAACGGAGTGTTAGATACCAATAGCGAATGGTTTCAGCATCAGGTTATGGTTAAATCAATGATTCCAAAGCCAACTGGGGATAAGTTCTTAATGACTAATGAAGAATATATCGAAGCTATGGCAAATACTGAGCCTAGCGCAGATCGTCAACCAGTTCCATCTACAGCAGAACTTCCTTCTTGGGTGAGATATCCAGGGTGGAAAGGGTATCAAGGTCGATAAGTTGTTCTAACACAAGAAAAGGCATCTTTGGATGCCTTTTTTTATTTCGACCATAAAATACGTATATAAATACTTCACCATCGGTATAAGGATTAATCATGCAGATTAAAAAAGTAACAATCATAGGAGGCGGTAGTTCGGGCTGGATGACCGCCGCAGCTCTTTCAAAACTATGTAAACATTTAGAAATTACAGTAGTTGAATCGTCAAAAGTAGGCACAGTTGGGGTCGGAGAAAGCACACTAGGTCATATTAATAAATTTCTAAAATTATTAGGGTTAAAAGATGAAGATTGGATGGCCGCTTGTAACGCCACATATAAGAATTCTATTCGTTTTACTAATTTTAGAGAAGGCAACGGCGAATTTTTCGAATATCCGTTCAGTGCCGGTTTAGATTTCACAGACAAACCGCACGGTCTCCAGGCATGGAGTGAATTGGCCACGTTATATCCAGATGAATACACTCCCCAGACATTCGCAGAATTTTATTGCACAGGCAATACATTACTTGCAAAGTATGCCAAAGAAACTAGAGACGAGAAGGGTATTTTAAGAAATTATAATTTTGATTATGATACTGCATATCATCTTGATGCACAACTGTTCGGACAATGGTTGAAGAACAACATAGCTATTCCCAATGGTGTTAAACATATTATTAATGACATCCATAGCTTTAAGAAAGATCATTTAGGTAATATCACACAGATAATGTGTGCCGACGCATCTATATTACCTCAAACAGATCTTTGGGTAGACTGCACAGGTTTTAAATCTATCTTATTAGAAGGTTGGATGGGTCAGCAGTTTCAATCGTTTGACAAATATCTAGCCAACGATCGAGCATGGGCATGTAGATTACCGTATACTGACAGAGAACGTCAAATGTTAAACGTCACTGACTGCCATGCTCTCAATAATGGATGGGTTTGGTATATTCCTTTATGGAATAGAATTGGCACTGGATATGTATATTCAACTAGATTTACTACTCCCGAAGAAGCAAAAAGAGAATTTAGAGAACATATCGCCAAACAGCACAGTCCCGAAGTTGCAGAAAATGCAGAAATGTTTGAAGTAGTAATCAAACACGGAAAACGTCGCAGGGCCTGGGTGAATAACGTAGTGGGTGTAGGATTGAGTTACGGTTTTGTTGAACCTCTAGAATCTACAGGATTATTAACTACACATGAAAATATCATAAAACTTGTAGAAAATCTAAATCGCCGAAACGGCTATGTCACACGCAGCGAAATTGAAGGTTTTAATTTTGCTGTCGACTATGACGTTACAAAATTTAGAGATTTTGTAGCACAGCATTATGCATTATCTATGAGGACTGACACGCCTTATTGGCGCTGGTGCACTCAGTTAAACGAATATTGCCCAGAGATGCAAGGGGATACGATGTTAAAACAAGCTCAATTCCCGAACCTTTTAGGAAATCTTGTAGGCAATCAGAGTTATTTTCCGGAGTATACAGGAAATATGTTTATCGCTGCTGGTATGGGAGTTAAGTCTATTTCTACTCCAGAATTGATTTATTTCAGCGGAGACCGAATGGATGTTATTCGTAAAGAAGAAGAAATCAATTATACAAAACGTAGATATGAAGAATACAGAGATTTTGTGATAGAACATATCAAAACATTGCCGAGTCATTATCAATTCTTAAAAGATAATATCTACGGTGGAAAAGATGACCACGCTGTGTAAACGTTTATTCGGTTGGATGAAGAAAGAAAAAAAATCTTATGTAAGATTTTATTCTTTGGAACCGGGTGTTGCTGATATATTTCCGATCGTTAACTCGGCAAGTATTAAGAGAAATTTTATGCTTGCCGATCAAATCGGAGATAGGCCAGAAACACTTAGTTCAAAAAATTGTCCAGGAATTAGAAAAATAATTTCCTCTGGTTGGATCGTGCCTGCCCCTGCAGATTTTATAATACAAACCAACGGTGACGGAGTTAGCATGGAATGGGCAGAGCCTTACAGATTTAGCAAGGTTAGTCCTGGTAGAGATTCTTATGTTTCATCCCACACTAGAAGTCAGGCAGAGCCTCTGCTCGACGATCCCGATACTACCCTTAAAACTGTAGTAAAGCTAGAGACTCCGTGGAGGATTGAAGCCAGCGATGATGTTGTATTATTGTTCATGCCAGTTACATATAACAACGAACATAGGTTCCAGGCAGCGCATGGAATACTTGATACAAAATACGGTCACGTATTGAATATACAGTTATTTTGGAAAGACATGAATTCTAAAACTTTAGTCAAGGCCGGAACCCCACTGGTTCAAATAATACCTATACCGAGACAAAGCCTTAGCTTATCTAACTACGATGTTATCATTGAAAAGTTTCGAGAGGAAGATTTAGAAAAAGAAAGAGCATTTAATTATGCTGCTAATTGTGTTTTTTTAAATTCAGATAGTTTAGCTAATAGATTAACGAGATCTGTTTCTATACTTAAACAATATAAAAAGGAGAAATTATGAGTTACTTAAAAGTTATGCAACAAACATTGGAAAGTGTTACAGCTGAAAAAATTACAAAAGAAGAAGAGCTAAAAAAACTAGAAGAAGAATTCGCTAATGTAAAATTAAATCCGTATGGAATTACTTCTATCGACTTCAGCAAGAGGCAAGATCTAGCCGCTGATGTTTTAAAAATGGAAGGGGTTATCATGGGCATTACATTGGCTATCGAAACCTTCGGAGAAACACAGGGTGTTACAGCTTAATGACGGAAGCGTTTTTGCATTTCCTCCTTATATATGGAAATTTCAATACGATTTTGAATACGACAAATTAAAAAATAAAATCGATGATTTGTTCAATCTGGTAGAAAATAATTCAACTCTAGAAAAGGGAGATGCGATTTCAACAGTATCAGTCGATCAGTCTCTACAACCACACACCTGGGAAGAGCTAGCCGACTTTCAAAATTGGTTAGGATATACCTTTGAACGTATCAAAGATACTTATAGATTTGTCGAAAGACAATCTAATGTAACGCAGTCTTGGATTAATCGTCATGGCCACGGCGGAATCACAGAGGAGCATAATCACAATTATTCTACATTCGTTGTGAGTTGTTATCTAAAATGTCCTCAAAACTCTGGAAATATTGAATTTAAAGATCCTTTAGAATATCACTTTACTAGTTGGCCCATAGAACCCGAAGAGATTCTATATAAAGAATTTCCAGTATCGACTAACGATGTATTAATTTTTCCAGGTTGGTTACGACATAGGGTCCAGCCAAACCTTTCTCAAGAAAATAGATACGTCATGACATTTAACATAAAATGATAGATTTTAAAGTTTGTTATCCTGATGCTAACAATTTCAATAAAGTTATTGAGATAAAAAATCTCAATGACTGGAATGTTGAATACGTGCATCTTGAAGATGATATAGGATATTGGATAACTGATTTACCTTTTGAAAATAACTTATTAGATGTCTACAAAAATTTAATAGCAACATTTCCTATACAAAAAGATAACAGTCACCCAGATAACTTTGATCCAAATCCCTTTGACACTATACATTTACCCGACTGGATTTATAAAGATATTTGTTTCTTGATAAGAGATTTTTATATAAAAAATGTAACAAACAATATACTCGACCCTCAGATCCACGAATGGGGAAACCTATATAGAAAGAGTATAAACAGACCCATTTCCTGCTGGAGGATACCTCATATTGATTACGTCCACGGCATAGTAGCTAATATGTGGTTCACTGATCACGATATAAAGGACAGTTCTACAAAACTTTATAAGTATACAGGCAAAATGAATCGAGAGATATATGATTTCCAAATAGATCCCGATCATAAAATGTTTAAAGAATGGATAGCAATGGCAGAAAATCCTAAAAGAGTTGATTGGTTCAACTATCCTGAAGAAGAATTAAAACGTTGGGGATTTGAATTAGTAGGAGAAGCTCCGACAAAAGTAAACACAATGACTATGTATCGTGCAAATATACATCATGTGGCCTACGTCGGTAATAATGTAGATTTTAGATGGAGCCATGCTTTTTCATTTAGCCACGAATTAGCTAAAGAAATGTCGGTGAGAGAAATATTTTTATGAATTTAGATTATTATTTTCCAACCCCAGTGTGGTGGGAGCAGACTGAAATTGATAATACGCCGATTGAAAAATTAGCGTATCGATTAAGAGAAGAAGACCCCGTTGGTAGAAAATTAAGTAACCAGGGCGGCTGGCAAAGTATGGATTTTAGACCAGGCACTTATGTAGAAGTAGCTGAGTTAGAAAAAAAGATTTTGGATCAAGCAGCCAATTGTTATCGTGACTACGGATACAAAGAAAATTGCTGTATCATAGCTATGGAAAATATGTGGATAAACATCAACGAAAAGGGATGCACTAATTCTGTTCACATACACGATAACAGCTTTGTTTCGGGAGCATATTATGTTAAGGCGAAAAAAGGACATGGTAATCTAACATTCTATAAAAGTTATTATCAAGATTACATAGTAGCATCACAGGCTGCGGTTGATAGATACACTCCCATAAGCGCCAGTGCTATTACATTCGAACCCTCTAGCGGCAAACTTATAATGTTTCCGGGGTTTTTACCTCATGGAGTCGAAAGAAACGAATTAGATGAAGATCGTATTTCTATTTCATTTAATATAAAATTAATCAGGACAGACGATGAACGATATTGGCCAGAGGCTTCTCAACGAAACTAATCTCTTAATAGACGACAAGCCACATTTCTTTAAACAACTGGTCAAGAATCCGGAAGAATATCTCACATGGTCGGATGTAGAAAGTTGTTTGAATAACCCGTATCTATATCAATTTGAAATGATAGATCAATATAATACCAAGATTGATATTCCTCAACATAAAAAAGCATGGATATGGGATAGAGAGATACAAGATAAACGATTTCTCTTTGATAAATTCCATCAAGGTCACGGTCTTGTAATAATGAATTACGGATTTCACAGTCAACGAACCATGGAATTATTAAAAGTTTTCGAAACTCTTTATCAGGTTAATTCTGCTATTCACGTTTACTGTGGATTGCAAAATTCTAAATCATTCACTATACATGACGATTATCCTTGCAATTTTATTATTCAGGTAGAAGGAAGGACTCGCTGGAAAATTTTTAATAACAGAATATCATATATGTATAGAACAGGAACTATGAATGGTAGATTGCGAGAAGAAGATCTCGAAGTTGCTATTGATGTTACCTTAGAGCCCGGGGATGGTCTTTATATTCCTAGTAGAATGTATCATTGTGCCTACCCTGAAGGAAAAAGATTAAGTATGAGTATACCGTGTTGGAATCGTTTTCCTAATGATCCACCGACAAATGCAGTAGATAGAAATTTTTATAGGATCGATTTAGATGTTTAAACCAATTGAAATATTTGATGTTGTTGATAAAGATTACCAGAATCAAATCTATAATTATGTCACGGATGTGAAATTTCCTTGGCATTTTTTAGGCGATACTACATTTGAATATGCTACTAACGACCCGCAGACATCAACCCCAGGATTTGTAAATTTAGTATATCACCCCAATAACGAAGTAAATCCACATCTTGATTTTTTTATGCCTTTATTAAATCAATGTTTAGATAAAGCCGGATTTAAATTAATCAATCTGTTAAGAATGCGAATGGGATTTTTACTGAATACAAAATATGTATTTCCGAGCCTACCTTACAAATACAATAGCCCCCACAGAGATTTTGACCAGGAACATTATACTCTAGTCTATTATGTTAATAAGTCCGACGGCGATACAGTAGTGTTTAAAGAAATTGAAGAATCTGAGAAATATAATATTTTACATCGAAGCACCCCGGATCAAGGAAAAATGTTATTATTCAATGGCTGGCACTATCATGCCAGCACTTGTCCTAAGATGTTTACAAAGCGTATAGCATTAACTATCAATTTTACAGCTGAAAAAAATGGATAAGCACGTAGAACAATTAAAACAAATGAATTCTAAGAGTGCAGAATTCATTAAAAACTCCGGAATTAAAAATAGATATGTATTTCCGTATCTACCGACTATGGTCTTTGATAATTTTTATGAAGATCCCGATGTGTGGAGAGACTTTGCATTAAATCAAGAATATTTTAAAGGCGATCGCGGAAGTTGGCCAGGCCTAAGAACCAAAATGCTGCATGAAATTGATGAAAACATATTTCGTGTAACTATGAGAAAATTATTAATGATAGTTCGTCAATATGGGTTTACTTATTTTGATGAGCTACAAACCACATTTCAATATATAGATGGCACATATGGGAGAGGTTGGGTTCACGACGACGATCCAAAATTAAATATCGCTGGATTAATTTATTTGAATAAAGACGCCCCTTTAGGATCGGGAACTGTGATTTATCAAGATCAAGACGACTTCAACGGAGACCAATATACAGAATTGTTTATGAATGATGTATTGTTGTCTGATCCTATAGAAAGAGAAAAGTTTGCAAAATATAGACAAGAACAGGTTCAACACTTTACAAAAAGTATAGAAATTGAAAACGTTTACAATAGATGTATTATATTTGATCCTAGAAACTGGCACAGTGCTGAACATTTCTTTGGAACTAACATAACAGAATCTAGATTAACACAAGTGTTTTTTATTAGAGCAAGATGAAAATACCATATACTCCTATTAAAGTAATAGATACATTTTTAGAATCTCCAGAGCTTTGGAGAGAGTTTGCGTTGCGCCAAGAATTTACTAGAGATAACGAATCGCCGTGGCCGGGACTAAGGACTAAACTATTGACAGAAATTAATACAGATTTATTCTCGTCGTTTGCTAGTAAATTAATAAAACACTGTCACGGCGGTAGCGGGTTTACTAATCTAGAAGTTTCATTCGCCTTAGTTGATGAAACTTATAAAACTGGATGGTTGCATCAAGATGAACCTCATTATAATATTGCTGGAATAATTTTTTTAAATCCTTATCCTGAAAAAAGTTCTGGAACTAGTTTTTATCATACGGTTAACCCTGCTCAAGAATCTTTCACACATTTACTTCAAGAAGAGTTTGCAACACCAGTTAACGAAAGAAGAGATTATACTGAGGATAAGCAGAGACAAAGAAGTTATTTTAAAAAAAATATGTCTGTCGAAAATGAATTTAATAGATGTGTGATGTTCCATCCTAATGAATGGCATGCAGCCGACGGGTTCTTTGGATCAACACTTCACGATTCTAGATTAACTATAAATTTTTTCGGAACATGGAAATAAATTCAACACAGTTTGGTAATTTTGCAAATTACGGATTTATAAAGGCTCGTGTTCCTGACGACTTATTGATCAATCTACGAAAAGAAATCTCAGAATTAGATTTTAAAAAATCGGTTCCTTTTAATAATAACCTGGCCGGAAATATTAATTTAGAATTTAAACTTGAAAAAAATAAAGATCAATTAGAAAAATTCTTAGTTGAGCAGTGCCAGGAGTATTCTAAGAATTGGAATATCACTTATACTACTAGAGATTTAAGAACTGATGATTTAGAATTATATAGTCATTGGGTTAACATACAGTATAAAAACGAATTTAATCCTATGCATAGTCATGATGGAATTTTTAGTTTTGCAATGTGGATATCAGTTCCATATTTTATTGGAGACGAATTAAGCAGAGAAAACTGTAAGAATTCAAATTCACCTAGAGCAGGAATGTTTTCTTTTATATACACTAATATATTTGGAGAAATAAGAGAAGCAGAATTTCCTGTTGATAAAACATACGAAGGATATATGTTTATATTTCCTAGTTGTTTGCAGCATACAGTGTATCCTTTTGCATCATCAGACGAGCCAAGAATATCTATTTCGGGGAATATAAAAAGACGATGAATGAAATTATAGAAGTAGAAAATATTATACCCTTAGACTATCAGCGCCATATCGAAACGGTTATGACGGGCCTTGAATTTCCCTGGGTTTTTAATAAAAACATGGTATCGGGCGACGATGTATTTTTAGATAATAAAAACAATCATGCGGGATTTAATCATTTTTTCTTTGAACATCAAAAGACACAAAGTAATTTTTTCCAACTGTTCTATCCATTAGTGTTGAGCATAACTAGCAAAACTGATCTGCCTTTCAACATGTTGATTAGGATGCGAGCTAATATGACCTTAGCCAATCCAGAGTCAACTTTGGATTGGCATATGCCTCACATTGATAGTTTTATGCCTCACTATAATGCTATCTATTATGTAAATGATTCGGACGGAGACACTGTTATTTTTAATGAAACAAATGAAGATTACGATCCTGGACAAAGTGATATTAATAAAATACAAGAAAATAAATTCACAGTAAAATATAGAGTCACTCCTAAGAGAGGAAAGATGGTTGTATTTCCAGGAAAATATTATCATAGTTCTAGTCCTGTAAGACAACACAAATATCGCTGTGTGATTAACATGAACCTAGGAAAAGTTCTATGACAGATATCAAATTAAACTATCAAGTTCCGTCGGGATACTCATTTGATAAAGGTGCTGATGATTATATCACACATCAGTGCGATTTTATCGCAGATAATTTAACAGATATATTTGAAGATCTTAGAGTAGCACACGAAAATTTTAAACGTTTGTTTCCTAATGAGGACTCGACATGGGCATATTCTAAATATAATATATTTGCTTTAACAGCCCCATCTACTAATTTCTATAGAATTTTTTCAGAACTAAGAACAGTTATTAGATCGCAGTTAGGGTGGGAAAGACCGTTGTGGATTGAAGCTTGGTTGAATTTTCATACAGCTGATCAAGTTCTTGATTGGCATCATCACGATTTTGATCATCACGGGTATATTTCAATAGATCCAAAAAATACAAAAACCATATTTGAATCTTATGAAATAATAAACAAACCAGGACAAATATATTTTGGTCCGGGACATCGATTGCATAAAGTTGAAGTATTAGAATCATTTGAGGGAGTAAGAACTACTTTAGGTTACGATGTTCATACTATACCTAATAGCAGTATAATTAGGAATTATACAGAACGACCTTTTATGAACATGAGTTTAATTCCGTTGCCATGAACAAAGATTATATTATAATAAAAAATGCATTATCTAAAGAATTGTGTAAGTTTATATCTTTAGAATTTGAAATGATGGAGGCGGTCTGTAAGCAGATCTATCCCGGAGCGAATCTAGCAGATCTTTGCGAAAATACATTTGCTCGGTATAGCCCATTGATGATGGAAGCTCTGAGTGTTTGGCTTCAACCGCAGATCGAGGAAGCTGTAGGTATGCAATTATATCCTACATATTCTTATGCTAGAATTTATTACAAAGGGTCAGAACTACAAAGACACTTTGACAGAGAAAGTTCTGAAGTAACAGTGTCTATATGTTTGCAAAAAGACGTTGACTGGTCGTTGTATGTTAAAAACGATCATGGAGAAATACATAGTATAAATCTCGAAGTTGGAGATATGGGGATCTATAGCGGTAGAAAACACGAGCATTGGAGAGACCCGCTATCTGGCGAAAAACAGATACAGGCGTTTTTGCAATATGTAGATGCTAACGGGACAAGCGCATGGCTTAAGTGGGATACTAGACCAGTATTAGGAATGCCTTTTGAATCGGCAGATTTTAAAGTTCAAGATGAAATCAAAAGAATAGCCAGTGTAAGAGACATGCTCAAAAACACTGGCTTATAAGAATTAGCTTGGATTTTCTACTTTCATCGGGCCAGCAACAACTCGGCCGTTTCCGTGACGTTCTTCGAAGATCTTTTGAGCTTCATCTCTAGATTTTGCTTCGCAGAAATCTTCCTCAACAGCTAAAGTTCCTGGCGGTTCAGCTTTTCTTAAAATCATTTTATAGGTTGGCATTGTAATCTCCTTACAGTAAGTATTTATGCTGTCCTTTGGATCCACTCGTCAATTGTCCAAAATGGAGCGACAAGTTCCCTATATCGGGTTTCATTGATATTTAGCACTTTTTCTCCTATCGGCAGTGCTTTTTTATGTATACTAGATAGTAATCGATAATCGAATACCTGCAATCCTTGTAAAACCATTAACCAAGCAGTTGGGCTGTAACCATGTAACCACGGTTCTCCTTTAGTCCCATTATAATAATCTGCCCATTGCGTAAGTTTTTCTTTCAGAGAATCTGGAATTCGAAAACTATCTTCTCCGTGACTGCGCCAAAATTCAGTATCTCTTCGATGTCCCCTATAATGTAGGGCTAGGAAATCTTTGATATCTTCGGTGATATTCCATATGCGTTGATTAAACCTGTCTCGGCGTTCCTTTCTTAAGAAATTATCAACCGGCCTCCAGTGGTCTTCTAAACAATATAGACTTTCGATAATAACTGCAACTCCATTAGCTTCTAAAGGTTCTAAAAATCCTGTGCTTAGGCCAACACCTATTACATTGTTTTTCCATGCTTCGCGCATCATACCTGGAGTAAATTGAAAATTAGCGATAGGTTCTATATGCTGCCCGAATGATTCTCTAGCTTCGTCTAGTGCTTGATCAAGAGTTAGATGATCGGGATCATAGATGTAACCATTACCCGACCTATGCCGTAGATTAATATTCCATGACCATCCGTATTTCATAGCAGTAGCATTAGTAGTCACACAATAACAAGGTTTATCCCACCATGCTACTACTGCTCTAGCTGGAAAATAATCTGTATAATCGACTAGTTTTTCTTCTAAAACTTTTCCTAATAACAATCTGGCAAACCCCGAGCAATCAAAGAACCAATCGGCAGATAGATCGATTCCTTCTTCTAAATGAATAGTTTCTATATCGCCATTTTCTTTTTGAGTCGCGTGTGTGTATACCCCTTCAACTAATTTGATTCCTCGAGACAATGCTATTTTTTTAAAATAAGCAGCAGCGCCACGACTTTCAAAATGCCACATAGGCACACAAGGAAGGATTGATTCTGAACCTATAGGAACTTTTTGATTCTTTATAAACTGCGTAGCATAGAACGCACGAGCTAACGGGATGTCGTTGGCTATGATTGTTTTTAAATAAAGATCTTTTTCTTGTTCTCTATTCATTATAGAAAACAAGGTTCCGAGATTTAATTCTTCTTCAGTGGCAGTTTTAACATAGTCGCTCCACCCGTCTAGCCAGGGAGCATAATCGGTCTGTAAAGAATGAATAAATTCAGTCCCCATACCATTCCAATTTTTAAAATGTCCTCCCACTTTAGGTGTAGCGTTTACATTTTTAATAAAATCGTTGATGTCTATTTTTAAGTTTTTTAAAAGACTAACAAATGTAGTAGTCCCGCTTTCACCTGCAATGATAGGAGGCTGTTTAGGATTTTCTACAACAATGATATCTACATTAGGATAATGCCGATCGACAAATAATGCTGTTAACCAACCGGCCGTTCCGCCCCCTAAAATTATAGCTTTAGAGTTTATAGCTAAGTTCTTCATAACGTCCTTTTAATCTATTAATTGCTTCTCTGTGAGTGAAAACATCGACATCTAAGTTTTCAGTTTGCTTGGCGTTTGTTATATTGTGTATAGAAAGATCGGTATACTTATTAAGATGCTTTTTATATTTGTCTTTTATAGAATTATAGTCAAACATCCTTAACCCGTGCATAACTTGTGCATAATTTAAATGACTGAAAAGAATCAACGGCACATTAAAATAGTAGCCATTTGGGAATCCCTTTTTAAAATAATCTAAATTCTCTCTATTAAAATCTGTTTTAACTATTTCGTGCTTACACCAACGCCAAAATTCTGTGTCATTTCTTTCAGTGAAATAATGTAGTTGGATAAAGTCTACAATGTTTGATGCTATCTGAGACATATGATCGTTATATCGTTTAGCAGTTAGGTTTTCTCCTTTTTCATAGAAGAAAATCGAAGGTGTTAAAATAAAACATTGTTGTATGGTAGTTCCAATACTGCTGGCTTCTAAAGGTTCTACAAATATTCCGCTAAGGCCTATTTGAACACAATTCTTAATCCAAAATTCTTTGACATATCCTGCACCAAATTTAACTTTCCTTCCGATCTTTAATTCGTCTGATATATTAAGATTGTCTTTGTAGTGTTTGCTAACTTCAGCATAAGCCTCATCTTCGTCGATAAAGTCATCGCAGAATACATATCCATTCCCATATCTTTCCTGTGTGGGAATACGCCAGACCCAACCGCTGCCTAATGCGGTGGCTTCTGTGTAGCTAGGAATGTCTTCGGTATACCCCGTAGGAAAAGCAATAGCAGAGTTCATCGGTAATTGTTTTGTGCAATCTACCCATTGAGTGCCTAATGCTGTTCCTATAATTCTTCTAAATCCGCTGCAATCTATATAAAAATCGTAGGCATGTGTGTTATTTTCTGAGTCTTTTAATTCTTTCACATAGCCTTGGTCATCTAAAATTACTTGTTCTATTTCTGTATCTACAAAGCTGATTCCTCTTTCTTGACATTTTCTATGTAAAAAATCGTTAAGTTTAAAAGTGTCGAAGTGATACTGTGCTAATATATCGTGTAATGGTTCTACGTGTATACTTTTTTGACTTAATGCCCACGATGTATCTAACGGATCTAGATTTTCTCCAGCCATATAAATCCAAGTCACTGGTAATCCACTTTCCTTGGAATGATGACCATATTGTTCGCTGATGCTGTGGAAGTAACTAGTGCCATCACCGTGCCAATTAGTAAACTTAATACCAATTTTAAAAGTAGCACCGCATTCTCGCATAAGTTCTGGAACAGAAATACCAACATGCTCTATAAATTTTTTCCAATGTTCTGTAGATCCTTCACCGACTCCTATGATGCCTATCTTGCTAGATTCTATTACAGTAACTTTTAATTCGGAGTAAGCGTGTTTAAGCATCAATGCAGCGACTAATCCGCTGGTTCCTCCGCCAACAATACATAATGAATCGATCATAATTTATATTCCGTTTTAATATTACTCATACTTTTAACATAATTAATAGCATCTCTACAGGTCATCCAACCTTTTATAGGCTCTTGTTCTATTTGACCGAGCATCTGTTCGTCGTCGTAGCGTCGATGACCGTATCTCTGTTCATATAATTTTTTGATACTAGCAGTATCAAACATTCTTAGCCCGTGCATGACCTGTATCCAGTTTAGGCAATCATAAATTCTAAAATTGCTCATTAGACCGTCTTCTGGTAGCAGGGTTTGATTGACAAAATTCTTTTTAAAATTTTCTAAATTTTCTTTGTTGAAATCGGTCATGGTCATTTCGTTCTTACACCAACGCCAGAATTCTGTGTCATTACGTTCAGTGAAATAATGCAGTTGTATAAAATCAAGGATATTATACATCATGTCATCGACTACCCTATTGTATTCTTTGATAGTGCCAGTATCTGATCTACTCCAGTTCCAAATAGATGCTGTCAACATTTGAAGTTGTTTAATAGTTGTAGAAATACTAGATGCTTCTAAAGGTTCTACAAAGTTACTGCTGAGTCCTATGCTGACACAGTTTTTAATCCAAGCACGATTTACTTTACCTGACACATAGTTAATCTTACGACCTACATGTATGGTATCTTTAAAATGCTTTTGTATTTCATCTAAAGCCTGTTGCTCTGTGATAAAGTTGTCACTGAACACATAACCGTTGCCAAATCTATCCTGCACAGGACTGCGCCAGTGCCAACCTGCATCCATAGCTCTAGCTAGGGTGTATGGCGGAATCTTTTCTTCATAGGCAGTTTGAAAAGCGATAGCAGAGTTTAACGGAAGATATTTGGTCCAATCAACCCACTCAGCTCCTAATTTAGATGCTACAACTCTTTTGAATCCACTGCTGTCAATGAAAAAGTCTGCAGAATATCGCTGTCCTTGATCATCAACAATAGCGTCAACAAATCCCTCAGAGTCTAAAATTGGACCCACTATTTCAGCATCTATAATTTCTATTTCTAACGAACGACATTTCTTTTCTAAGAAAGCATTTAGTTTTTCGCTGTCAAAGTGAAATTGGTAATAGTCAGTGAGAGGTTCACGGACATAGCCCTGCATAGGTAAATCCCAATGTAGTTTATCACTAGGAACACCGTTGGCTATCATGCCCATCATAGTGTAAGGAGCACCAGAATAGCTGTCCATCCATATTAGAAATTCTGGCAGACTGTGAAAGTAACTAGTGCCATCACCGTGCCAATTTTCAAATTTGATTCCTATCTTGATAGTGGCACCACATTCGTTAATAAGGTCTATGATATTGATACCGACTGCATGTGCGAATCTAGTCCAGTGTTCTGTGCTGCCTTCTCCTACACCTATAGTTCCTATCTTTTTAGATTTTATCAGTTTTATCTTTAATTCGGGTAGTGCTGTTTTTAGATACAAAGCTGCCATTAATCCGGCATTACCTCCACCTAACACTATAACGTCATTGATCATTTACAATCCTTATTGTTGCTCTCGAGTCAGTTGCTAAATTATGATTGATTTTTCCATTAGGTAGACAATTAAAACTGATAATATATCTATTTTTATCTCCGTAGTGGGTCAAACTACTGTGATACATCCAACTAGGAAAAATTACTAGCTTTCCAGGTTCCGGGTTAAAATTATAAAACGGATGATAATCAAATCTAAGAACTTCTAACTGTGCTTGGGTCCTGTGTATCACTGGATCTTCAAATACTGTAGGAGAACCTTCAGACAGGTAATACACGGCACTGAGTAAACTCATCGAATGCCTGTGAACATTTTGATACATTTTGTAATCTGCAAGGGCCACATTAAACCAGCTGCTAGAAATTTCTAAACTATCACAATCATATTTCATGTAATCTTTAACAGAATTTAAACAATGATCAAACCAAGAAAACAATTCTTTAAATTCGTCATGCTTTCTTAGATCCTCTAACATACTAAGAGTGGATGTTTTTTTAATTTCTATATTTTCAAGTTTATCTAGATAAGAAATCAACTGTTGATTATCAACAGTGGTATTTTTAAAAACAAAAAGTTCTGTAGGGAATAAACTTAGAACTTCCATTAAAATTCTACCCACCCGGTTAATAGATACTTTTCCCCGCTCAACGGAGGATTGCCTCTATGAGCATGTGTAAATCCTGCTGGCCAAATCACTAAATTTCCCTGTATAGCAGGAATCCTGATGCCTTGATATAGAAATTCAGTTTCTCCGCCCTGTTCGATGGTGTTAAGATACAGTCCCCAAGCACAGATACGGCCTGCACGTTCTAAACTATCCGACTCAAAATGCCAGATATGATACCCTTGTCCGGGCAGGGTTTTTTGCAATTTCATCATGCGCACCTGATGCTTACTGGCTTCGGTTAATACGCTGTAATGATCCATGTATTGATTATAGCAGTTCCAAAAGCGTTCCATAAATTGGGTGATAAAACTAGTATCAGGTGTGAATCTAAGGCTCTGTTGTTCTAAAACAAAAACAGCTTTATCATTTTTTCTATGGCTTGGAGCATCGCCGATCTGCAGCCTGCTATAACTTAGGTTCAGTCCAGCCATACTCTCGTAATGATCTATCAAAACCTGGCATTCTTTTTCGGTCATTATGCCTTCAAAAACAGCGATATCTTTATTTAGATCCATGTTTAAATTATCCTCAAGGGTATTTATGTGTGTAGTTTATCAGCGTTTTTAAAGACGAACACCGTTTTTAACTCCGCGATAAATACACTATCATAATGGATTTCAAACATGGCGACAGATCGTAACCCTATTCTAGACAGCGTAAGAATAATACCAAGAGATCAAGAATTTCTAAATAGAAAAGTCGGTTCTAGGGGTGAAATTTTCTACGATAGAGAAGATAATGCCCTAAGACTATTCGACGGTGTAGAGCC